GGGCGGGCACCCGCCAGAGCATTCTATCGACAAAATGGAGTGGGGAGAAAAGGGGGAAGCCTACTTTTTTTCTTTGAAATACGGAACAAAATCAATGGCATGGAGGGGAATGTTGGCGGAAGAGGTGTCCGTCTACTTTGGCGCTCTAAAGGGTTGATTTTGCTGGGACGATTTGACTGGCATCGTTGTGGGTGCCCGCATCTATGCCCGCTTTTTCATTCGCTCGATTTATCGCGGTTCCGGCGAACGAAAAGCACTTCTGCTGGTAGAAGATAGCCGTTGTCAGAAGGTTTTTGAACTGGTGCATCGTCGGGTAGAGTGAGCCATTCTCATACCCAAGCTTCATGTTCTGAAGCACTAGCGGAGACAGGCACCCTTCACCCGGGTCAGGGTTCTCAGTCTTGAACCACCATTCATAAGCTCGGAAGGCGCTGAGGGCGGCGGTCATCTTCGCCACATCGTCGTTGTTCACCCAAGCATTTTCGCTCATAGCGCTTCTCCTTATGCCGCGTCCTGATGGCCTTCTTGCCAAGCCTGAATGTCGGACGCCCGCCAGCGAACGCAATTCGCGCCGAGCTGCTTGCCGCGAGGGAAGGTGCCTGCCTCGATCCAGCGATAGATGGTGCTCGGGTTCACCTGGGTGATTGCCCTGATATCCTTCAGGGTCAGATACGGATCAACGGGGACTTTGGAAAACTCGGACATTGAGACCTCCGGCCGCTCGATGTAGCTGGCCGCAATCAATCTGATTTGGGGGAATGGCGATGTGCTCGCCGTCGGTCTGTCCGCATCAGCAATATGCGATAGCATGCGAATGGATGCAAGCACGGTTGTTTAAAAAACAACTGAAAGCCTTCGTCGCATCTGTGGATTATCGTTCTTCCAGCGTCGCCAACCGCGCTTCGAGGTCATCAATGCGCCGCATCGCAGCCTCGTATAAGTCCCTCAGTTTGTTTCGGGGTGTGTCGCAATGGCACTCAGCGTCGTCGTTAAGCGCCCGGCTCCAGCAGCCGGGAACGAGAAATCGGCCGCCCGAAACGTTTTTGGCGCTAACCCAGTGGCAGGACTTCATGGGAAAGTCTCAAAGAGAATTTTATCGAGGGTAGGATGCTTGTCGACGCGCGGTCGCGACGGAGCGTTCCAAGACCGGCCTCGGACTTCGGCCACCTGTCGCCAGCCTGCGGCCCGCAATGAAGTTCCGGTCTCGGATGCGAGGATGTAGGTGCCGATCCGCCTGTAGCCCAGGGCAAATCCCGCTCGCGCTGCCGCACCATAAAGAAAGCTGCATGCGTTCTTAGTGCCGTCCGTCGCCAGCCGAGTTACTTCTAACGTCCACCCGTTGTCGCGAACGCGGGAAACGGGCCGGCCAACGATCACAACGCCGACGATGTCGTTGGCCTTCATGCAGCCAAGACTGAATTTGTGGCCCACTACCGGGTTGTGGTGCCGATGAAACATCGACACCCAATCATTGGCACTTTCCAGATCCATTGGAACGACAAAGAGTTCGCGGCTCACTCCTGCTCTCCGGTGACCCAAGAGAGGTCACGATCGATCCAGCGCACCAGTTCGACCTTTGCGTGGCCTGAAACGCCCTCACGGCGCTGGCCGGTGAATTCCTCGACGGCCGCTGAAGTCAGCAAGGCTATCTGGTGCCTATGCTTCAATACCTGCCGAACGAACAGTGTCCCATTGCGGATGTCGCGTTTCAGAGAAGGGCAGTGCTCTATGCAGGTGACCGCGCAGTCCTTATGCACCATCGGCTCGACCTGCATCACGCACATGCCGCCGCCGCCGCTGACTACTTCTCGTGCGTGAGACAGCGAAACCTTGGTGCGGCCCTTGAGTGGCTTGGCGCAAAGGTCGCAGAGATCCCACATGATTACTTCGCGCTGCCGGTTCATGTGAGGCTTGCCGAACACGGGTTTGCCAATTCCGCGACCCTCGGGCTCGCAGATCGATAAGCGGTTTGTATGGCGGCAGATGCCAACGGTCATCTGGCCCTGCTCGGACGTCCAGGAGGCAGCGTAGGGGACAGGAACCGCGCCGAAATTAATCATTTGTCGATTCATAGCTCCTCGCACTCCTTGATCGCTTGAGCGCGAGCCACGCCATATGGGCCTGCGTTCCATTTGCCAGGGCTGTGAACCGGCATCGTCCAAGCGCCGCATCGTTCACAAATATCGACCTCCGCGCTGCCGTAGCGCAGGGGGTAACGTTTGATCGTCCAGCCGCCGTAGCCGCCTTTGACGCGATCGCGGAGAGGGTGACGGCAGTCATTCATAGGCATGCTCCTCGGATAGCTTCCTTCTTTGCCTGGGCCATCGTTTCGATGCCCTCTGGCGAATACCCGTCGTATAGGTATCCGCCGTCCTTCCAGCGGACGCGGATGTAGAACTTGCGGTCCGGATAGTCGTGATCGCGCTCGATCTCGATGGTGGCGCCCTTGTGCGTGCCGCAGAAGTAGCCGCGGCGCTTTTCGATGATACGCATCACGGCGTCTCCTCTGCTGCCGGGGGCTCGCTTTGCCGTGCCGTCCAGCGTTCGACGGCTAGGAGAAGAAGGGCGTTCGCAGCTCCGTAGCCCATGTTTCGCCAAGGGCGATCCTCTAGGACAGCAAGCGCTTCGTGCGTGCTGAGCCCCCCTCGCTCCGCCAACCGGTTAAGGCTCTGGCTGTGATTTTTGATCGCCTGATCTTCGTGCGGTTCAAGCATCGCCCACGGGATCTGGACGCAGATCGAGGTTGAGCCGTGCTGCCTGATAACCCGGAAGACATCGTCAATCCGGTGATAGGAGAATAGTATCGGGAACATGCGCTGCTGGTAGCTCATCCTTCCGACCCCTCCGTAGATGCGGTGGAGAGGGCGTTGGCGATGATTATCTGCCACGCGGCCTTAATCTGGCCTTGCGTGGCGAGGTCGAGGCCTGTCAGCTCGTCGCCGTCATCGAAATGACCGATCACGTTGAAATCGCCGCGTGGGTCGAAGAGCCATTTCAGGAACCGCCGGTCGCGAAGGTCTGCGAAGATGGCCTCGACGGCTGCTAACGCTATAGCGTCCGAGTCAACCTGCTGCTCGGGCGACGATACGAGATCGGCGCGGACATACTCTACGGCCTCATCGCCCCACACGTTGTCCTGGCACCAGCAGCGGTCAGGCGCTCCGGCAGGCTCAAGCCAGATGCGTTCGTGCTCAGACATCGGCGCGGCCCTCTACCCTGTAAGCGAATGGAGCGGGAACGGCGTCGTCCTTTTTGAGGGGCACCTCGTCTTCGTCGACGAAGCTCTCTGGATCGTCTCCGGCGCATGAGGCATGGAGGTGGCCGCCCTCGCAATTCTCGTAGTAGACAGAATCGCCATCGTGCAGCACCTCATCACACGCGACACAACGCTCTGCATCTTTGTCACTTGCTCGGGCGGCGCGACGTATGGCAACGCGGGGATCATCCGTATAGGCTCGCGCCACCTCACGCTCGCAAGGAGCCGCCATGTGGTGCCCAATGACCATCCAGTCGACGTCACCGTCTCCGGTATCTGCGATCGGAGAAGAGACACAACGCAGGTCCCAGTAATTGCCGGCGAGGGCATCGAGGAGCACTTTGTCCTTCCGCAGTTCGATGCATTCAAGAATTGCCTCTTCGCACCGTACAGCTAGTTCATTCCCGCTATCCCGCTCGGTCACCCGCCAAAGCGGCACATCACAGTTCGGGCAGCGCTCTCCCGGTTCATCGCGAGTGCCTATAGCGCCGCTGTGGGCACTGATAGTGGCCTGCATAAGGGAGAACTTGCACTTGGCGCACTTCCAGAGGCCGGGGACGTAAACGAGCCTTTCGAGTTCGGCCACACGAGCCTTCAGGGCTTCGATGGTCTCACTATCTGTTGGGGGCTGAAAATAGACCGGGCCGAGTTTCTTCCAGCGCGGATTGTTCTTTTCAAACCCCCACTCAACTTGCTGCACATCCACAACCTGCTGCAAGCCGGTTTCCTCGTGCTGGAACGCGTAGCCGTATGGTTCAGACAATGCCGTTCTCCTTCGAAAGGTCCTCGATGCGGCGCTTCAGCGACCATTCGGCTTCACTCAATTTGACGGTGGGATCGCCTTCGCCGTCGGGGATCGCGACAATCGCGAGCCATGCAAGGGCGCGCGAGATAGACAGACGGATGCGGCGGGTCATGGGCGCGATCTCCGCTTGTTCTGCCACTTGTCCTTATCGTAGCTGTAACCAGCTGCCATCGCGGCAACGAATCCCGCCTCGGTCAACGTCTGCCAGCCGTCATTGCGAACGGCTAGGCCGCGTTCTACGAGGCCATCACGGCCAACCTTGGAAATAAGGTCGCCGTCCTGCGTTGGACCATGGATGAAAAGCTGCCGGAAAACGTCACGCTCATTGCCACCGAGCGGACGCGCCGCCTTCTTCAGTGCCTCATGCATGTACCACCTCCTGAAAACCGGCCGCATTACGATGCCCGCCGCCGCCCAACCGCTTCGCGATCTCGGAGACATCGATGCGGCCTTCCTCAGACCGGAGCGACCATTGGATGAAGCCGTCAGAGCGGCGGAACCACGTCGCCGCGAATGGTGCGTCCGGATAGGCTTTCAGCAGCTCGTTTCCGGCGTCGCTTGCGTAGTGGTAGGGGGAGTTGACGACTGGCACGGTGTGGTTGGCGATCGTGTGCTCGTAGGCGTCTTTCAGGATCTTGGCGACGTTGGCGCGATTCGCCCGAAGGATTGCGTTGCCTTCTTGCTCCAGCTCGAGGTGCTGACGTGAGAGCATCGACCAGACGTCAAACTCCATGGGGTATGTCTGGAGCGCCGCGGCGATAGCCCGGGTACGATCGCCGTAGCGGAACCGCCATAGGTCGCGGTCCTCAACATAGACGATAAGGCTCGGTACCGCTTTAGATGCACGCTTGCCGCAGTCGATATTTGCAAACTCCCAAGCCATCGAAGCTCCCGAACGTTCCATGTCGAAGAACGCGACAATCGGGCTTCGACCGTGCAGAGCTCGCGTTTTGAGCTCCACATTGAAGTCTTCCATGAGGAAATCGGAGCGATAGGCTTCAAGGTCTGCCTCGGCGGTCTTGTGGTGGTCGAGCACGATGACGGACGCCGCAACGCTGCCGATCGCTTCGAGCTGAATGGCGCTGGCCGAAAAGTCGACGAACAGAACGTTCTTGCCGGCGATGCCATCGAGGGGAAGCGGCTTGCCGTAATGGCCTGGGCGAAACTCGCAGCGCGGCCAAGATTTCCAGATTGCCCAGGCGGCGGTGAAACCGTCCAAGCAGTCGCCGTGGTAGAAGCAGATTTCAGGACTATACAATGCCATTCTCCTTCAAGAAGTCCTCGATGCCGATCGGGCGTTCGCCCGCGGTGTAGTAGTGCTTGATCGCCATGGTCAGGGCGGCCCAAGCGCGGTCATAGATGTCGGCAAGGCGGTCCCACTGGGGGGTGCGCTCCGGCCGGTTGAATGACGGCTTGTTGGACATGCGCGAAAGCTTCCGGCTGCGGGCGTTCAGCGTCTTCCACCGGCCCTTGAACTCGCGGGGCATCGAGCGCCAGCACTTGGCGCAGACAATGTAGGTTGAACCGGGGTGCTTCTCCTCGGCGGCGCTGCGCTTGCAGGTCGGGTTGAGGCAGCAGATACGGTCCGTCATGCCGATTCCTCACTCTGTGGTTCGGACATGGCGCGAACAATCGCGTCCAACTGGCCGAAGGTGAAACGCACGCGCTCGTCAAGGTCGCTTTCGAAAATGATGAAAGCCTCGTTCGCCCAACCCTGCCGCTGCCGGACAATGCATTCGTGAACCTGCTTCAGCGGTTGAAGTGCTAACTTTAAGGCCTTTAGGCGTTCGATATGTTCGCGTGCCCAGCTGGGGAGTGCTTGCACCAACAGCCGTTCAAACTCTTCGATGGTCGGAGTGAAACTCTTGATCTCAGGCTGCATCTGCCTCTTCCTCCAAGAGCAAGAGCGGAAGGATTGGACGCGTTTCGGCGCACTCGCTGCAGATCATGGAACGGGTGGCCGGCATCCGGTGCGCAACGTTGTTGGAAGGCGAAAATGCGCGGGCAACGCCGACGTTGCCACCCATCATCGTCTCAAGACCGTGCATGCGCTGTATATTGGGCAGGTCCACGACACAGGTGGCAAAGTTGAGCTCGTAGAAAACCGGGGACCCGGAGTGCATCATCCCGCGCTTGCACAAGGCACAGGGCTTCAGTTCAGCCACGTCGAGCGGCTTAGTTTCAGGCTGCATGTTGGGTAGCCCCTTTGGTTTGATCAGCAAATTGCTCGAACGCCTTCTGATCACCGGCGCAGCAGCGATAGACGAGCTTCACAGGGCCGATGCCGTCCCAGCGAAAGCTGTACGGCCATCTGAATTCGATCGTGGCGGGCGCGATCGCCATGCCGGGGAAGTCGAAGTGAATGGTAGCGCTACCGATGCCATAGGCTCCGTCCTGGGGGAGGATGTAGGCGCTCGGCTTAAAATCGTCGTCGACGTCATGAAAGTTCACGTCGCCGAACCGCTGCCGAACCACCGCGCGCATGGTCTCAAGGAAGGCTTCGCCGACACGCTTCTTTTCGGCTTCGACGCGTTCGTCAGCGGCTTTGCAATGGGCGCAGCAGTAGACGACGCTGCCCTGCGTGCCGATGACGTCGTCGGTAGAGAGGTTGTTCTCGGCCAGCCAGTCGAGATCGATCCTGTTGGCGCACCCATGGCATTCGAAGTGCCAGCCGTATTCGATCATCAAGCTTGCGTGCACGATGCCGGAGGGAGCACACCAGTCAGCCCACTTGGCGCGGTAGGCGATGACGTGCTCCGGTTCGCCGTCCCCGAATTCACACGCACCGCGGCGGCGGGCCTGCTTGGCGCTCTTGGCGAATACGATGCCGCCGGAGTTGTCGTCGGCTTCCACTACAACATAGGCGCATTCAGTTGAGGCCATCACTGCAACTCCTTCGGAAAGGCAAGATACTCGGCGCCGTCGAGAAGGCGGCCGGCGGCATGCTTGCCGACGCGGTACATGGTCATGATTTCAAGCTGGACCGTCGCGAAGGCGCTGGGATCGCGGTGCAGCTCCTGGCGCTCGACGCGGCGCTTGATAAAATTCGCTCGGACGGCCGGATGCAAATCGCTATCCGGCGCCCATTCGCCCCACTGCTTGAACAAGAACGCAGCGAGAACAGAGCACTCGCGGCGGATATCGCGCACCCAGTTCGGATGAATCGGACGAGCGTTCTTTCCGCTCTCGCCGCCTACAATCACCCAGTCGAGGCCGGGAAGGCGATCGGGCAGTGCAGCCAGCGTCATCGAGTGGGCGTATGACCATTGCCCGGTTATGGCGTCGAGCATGAACTTGCCGACGCGAAGTTGGCGCAGCTTCATTGGCTCAAGCATCGGCTCAATGCTGACGCCTACCCACGGAATGCGGAGCTGCTTCTTGAGCTCGAGCAGGCGAGGGATATCGCGCTCGGCTTCCCGCTGTGTGACGACGGTGACCATCAAGCCGATGTGTTTCGGCCAGCCGCGGTCTCGCCATGCCGCCGGGATCATCTTGAGGACGTTGCTGATGCGTTTCGTCAGGAAGATGATGCGGACAGCATCGGCCGCGGCCGCCTGGGCAAAGAGGTCAGCACGCAGTTCGTCGTCAGCCTCGTTGTCGAAGGTGTCTGACATCGACTGCATGAAGACACGGCGAGGGCGGCCATACTGCGCGTGGAAATCCGCTGCCGAGCGCTGAAGCTTGGAGAGAAGGCTTGGCGCGCCTTTGATCGGGCGGCGCTCAGTGTTCGGGCCCCAAAGCTTATTGCCACGGAAATTGTTATAGTCCTCGGCATAGCAGTTGTCGCAGCCTGGGCCGACTTTCGTGCAGCCCCACCAGAAATTCACGGTGCCGTCGCACCACTCGATTGCGGAGCGCTCAGCCATTTGTAGTCAATTCCTTGTAGCGATTCAGGAAGTCCCTTGCCGCGACGTCCGGTGACCACGGGATGATCTCGAAGCTGTACGGCTGAGTATCGTCATCCATTGACCAGCGTTCGCCCTTCCATGGCAGCAAGTCGCGGCGCTCGGTTGCGAGCATGCGAACGTCCGCCTTCTTTATTTCGAGAGGGTTGCTGATCGTGACGCCGAATTTAGCCAGGATCGCCGCTTCACATCGCTTCTCGATAGCCTTGAACGTAGGGTTGAGAGCTTTCAAGGGTGCCGTCATGTCACCGCAGACGGCCTCGCCAACCTCGTGAAGAAGTGCTTCCAGGGCGAGTGCCGGTTTGACGGCGCGGCTCATCCGGACACAATGCTCCGCGACCGAATAAAACACCCGCCTTTTCAGAATGCGGCTGTAGCATTGACCGGCGCAGCGGCCCTCGAAGGCGAGGCCGTAAGCCACGTCCTCGATCGTGATCTCGCTGCTTTCCGGATCTTCGAAATCAAAGTAAGTGCCGGAGCCTAGAAGGATGGTAGGGCCGATCGCGCGGCGGATGGTGCTCTCGCGGAGCTTTTCGATAGCTGCTTCCGACATCAGTAATCACCAATGCCCGTCGAGGGATATTCGGTGTCGACGATGAACTTCGAGCCGCAGCAATAGGCGCCGAAGATCATCTTCTGATAGCCCCACATGGCGCCCATGCGGATCGTGGTTTTCGGATCCTTGCCGTCTATTTTGATCGAATGGATCTTGCCGTCACTAATGAGGCTGATCTGAATTTCGCAGTCACGCTTGGGCTTATCCTCCTCCTCGTCGAGGTAGATATCGTACCAATCCGGATAGCGCTCGTTCTGCTCGACGATGCACGTGACGCTAGTCCCGTACCGATCGCTCAGGTCTTCGGAAGCTTTCTTCACGATCGCTTCCACCAAGTCTGAGAGTTTCAGCTCCTTGGGCGCAATCGAGAGTATTTCATTCATCTCAGCGTCGAGCCTGTCCGAAATGAGCCCGTTGACGCGCTCGTCGAGCTTCTGGCGCAACAGAGACAGCACCATCACCCCAAAGGAGGGGATGTCCATGTTCGGGCCAATCTGAAGGCTGTTGTTGACTGCCTTTTCAATTTGCTTGCGAAGATCGCCATAGGAGCGAAATGAGCTCTCAACAGCGGAAGCGACCGATTCTCCGATCTTTTTCTCTACCAGCTTGCGAAGGGCGTCCTCGGAGGTCTGGCGCTGGACCTCAGCGAGGATGAAAGACGTGAGTTCAGTCGGTGCCGAAGAAGATGCTTCAGTCATTGGAAATCCTATCGATGTTTTGAAAAACGGCGGTGAAGGTGTAGGCAATGACCCATGGGTTTATTTCCCAGGCGCCGTAGCCGATAACGTTCCAAAGGGAGCGGTAGCTCTCACGAGGATCGGGATGGTAGTTGGCCGGCGTTTTGCCGTCGGCTTGGTAGAACGCGGTGGAATAGGGCATCCAACCCGAGAAATGAGGCTCTCGACGCCCTCGAATTTGACGAGCCGTCGGGTCTGCGTCTTGCGGCCGGCAAGGATTGCCTGGATCATCGGCGTGGAGAAGAGCATAGGACGGTCAGCCATCGGACCGCTCCACGCCGCGGAGCTCGGCCTTCTCGGTCACATCGACGATAGCGACAGCCTTCATGACCCATTGGTCGAAGTCGTTCTTCTCGGGCTCCATGACAATGGGCTGCTCGGTATCAACGCTGTAGTGGATCGCGACGTAGACCGCCGCGATCAGACGATCATCCGGTACCACGTAGACGTGCCTCACGCCGTCCACCGGCTGAGCATGTTCGTTGTGGTCGCGCACCATATGGACAGCCGCGAGCATGTCAGTGAGGGAAATCTCTCTGAGGGGAGGCAGAACTGGGCTGTCCGTCAGGCCCATCGTCAAGAATGCGCGCTGGGTAATCCCCTTGGTGATTTTCAGCGCCTGATCGAACGTAGTAATCTGTGCCGCGCTCATGCCGCCACCTCGTCGCCGATCGTGCCGGCTAGAGGGGTCGCGAGCTCGAAGGCAACGACGTAGCCGCAGCCTGGCTCATCGGCCCACCATTCCTTTTCGCGTTCGGGCTGCACGACGATCTCAGCCGTCGCATCCCAAATGGCGGCAACGCAAGCTTTCGGGTAGCTGGCAGTAGAGACCTGATCGCCCACTTTGAATGGCACGGCGATGCCGTATGCCTTCACCCAGTCGGACTGGACCTTCCGATGCGCCGACGAGAGATCCGCTCCGTCGAGGATTTCCACCAGGCGTGCGTCTGGTGACCAGCCATGGCGGCGTTCCAGGACGCTGGCGAAATCGTACCCGTTTCTCTCAAACGACACCGTGAGCTGATTTCTGACGCGATCGAGGTCGATATCAGACGCACCAACAGATGCCCCAAGCCACTCCATTACATCGTCGAGAATTGCCTCGACGGCGAGGGCGCGACCCTCTTGTGACCCATACCGTGGGCGCGCGGGAATTGCAGTGCTTTCCATGATTGATCCCTCTTGCGATCGTTTCAAGAAACCGCCCGACACGCGGGCGGAAACCAGAATCGATCAGTGAGCGGAGGTCTTATTGGCGACGGTCTCGGCGATGCCGATAATCGACTTGCGGGCCGCTTCGCTCGTGATCTTCGAGAAGGCGCGGATCAGCGCTAGGCCTTCAGTCGTCGATGCGAAGGCAAGGATTTCGTTCTCCTCCGACGTGCGGCCATCGTCAGGCGTGTCGTCGAAGAAGAATGCGACCTTGGTCTGGAGAACTTCGGCGATCCGCTGCATGCGGCTGCCGCCGACACGATTGGCACCGCGTTCGTACTTCTGCACCTGCTGGAAGGTGACGCCCAGCGCCGTGGCGAGCGTCGTCTGCGACATGCTCAGCATCTTGCGGCGCATGCGGATGCGGCGACCGATCGCGACGTCTACGGGTGAGGGCGACTTGACCTTGTAACGGGTCGCAGTGGTGGCGTTGGTGGTATCCAGCATAATCATTCTCCTTGGCTGGTGGATAAAACGGTGGCGTCAGTTGCCTTGGCTTTCTTCTGCCTCGGCTTTGGCGGGAACTTCTGACGGGGGTGGAAGGTGGGACCGCGCGTGTGCTGCGCGTGGAAGCGGTACCAGGCGTAGTTCTGCTTGCCTTCGTCGGTGCCCTCGAACCAGCAGACGCGGCCGATCGGCACGATGTCGCTGCAAGTTGGAATGAAGGGCGTGGCGTAGTGGTTGTACTTGAAGTTCGCCTCGAGCAGCAGCCAAGTCGGCGCGATCTTGGAGAACCGCTCGATCATCGGCAGCAACAGCTCCTCCGTATAGGGAGGATTGGTGATGATGGCGTCGGCGATCGTGCGGGCCAGGACGATATCGGTCAGCGCGTCGGTGCCGGTCTGAATATCGCCATGATAGATGCAGAGCGGACCGAAGCTCTCGACGTGGTTGATCAGACGGCCGTCGCCGCAGCACGGTTCCATGAACGTTCGGATACCAGTCAGGAACGGTGCCAGCGGACGAGCGGCTTCGTATGGCGTAAGATACTCATCGTGCTTCTTACGCGGGAAGTTGGAATACAAACCCACTCAGGCAGCCCTCTCGCCGTACTGATCGGCCACCAGGGCGCCAATCACCTCGTCGACGTGGCAATCGTTCCACCAGAAGGCGTACTTGGCATCGGCGACCATGGCGCCGGCATTGGCGGGGTTGGAATAGCCAAGGCGGATACCGAGGCGCGTATTGCCGTAGCCCGGATACAGGACCGACAGCGCCTCGAAGGCGACATGGCGGGCACGGCGCGCGTTCGGCTGGGCCAAAGCCGCTGCCGACAAGGCCCGATCGAAGATTTCAGCGGCGAGGCCGCCCGTGGAATGGACTGCCAAGCTCATGCGGCGCTCCCAATGAATTCGTAGGACTGGCTCATCAGGTCGACACGGTTGCCGAGCATGAGCTCATGGAGGATTTCGAGCTGCTTGACGCTGAGGTCGATGCCGGCATGCCAGAGCTCGATGATCGAGGCAGCGTCACCCATGTCAGCTGCTTCGCTTGCTTCTGTGATCGGATCGTTAGCCACGGGCGCCTCTTATCGGTTCAGCGCGTAGTGGCAGACATCGAACGTGTGCCCAGTGAGGCACGTCGTCATATCCTGCGACTGGAATGAGGAAATGAGCGCGAGCGCAATCACGCTCGCCAAAGCGGCCATACTTTTCATGTGGTGTTGCTCCGTGCCCCAACGGCGACGCAGCCGTTGTTTACGCTCTCATGGTTGCGTTTAAAACAACGCAAGTCAAGAGGAAAAGTTGTTTTTGAAACAACCAACCGAAAGGCGCGTGTTAGCGCAAAACGCCATCAATCCCTTGATTGCGACATTTCAGTTATTTGCAGGCAGGATAGAGGCCGAGGGGATCACTTATCTTCAGGCCCTTTGGAAACGGGCAGCCGGTCGATAAGCCCGAATCGGTCGAGCGATCGGGCGTGACCAGGCGGAAAGCAGCGAGCTCGGCGGGATCAAAGATGTACATCTGCGCCGATGGCGTTTGCATCGCGCGCTCAAGGGCTTCGAGATCTACGCCCATGGTCCGGAAATAGGAGAGCAGCGTGCCACTGTAGGCCTGAGAGGTCTCCATGGCGTGCGCGCCGTCGATCGAACCGTTGAATCGGAACTGGTGCATGCCCAGGCGACCGCCTTCGACGACTTTCCGCTCGGTGCCGCCGATGAAAGCGAAGCTGCAGGCGGAGAGGCAGGAGCCGTCTTCCAAGATCATGGTGCGGATGGCATTGGCCCTGATGACTTTGCCAAGGGCGATTCCGCCATCGAGCGATCCGCCGGGCGAGTCGAGAACGATTACAGCTGGGGTATTCGGCTGGTCGGCGATAAAGCTCTGAAGCTTACGCGGGCTTTGCGATGTGATTTCGCCGGTGACGTAGAGATATTGGAGGCCGCGTTGCGTCGTGTGCCTGGAAATGTCGATCTCGGCCCGGGCGGGGAGGCCGGCGCCAACGGCTAGAGCAGCAATCAGTGCGCCCCAGCGCTTGCCCATTATCCCTTTGCCTTCTCCGATGGCCGGCTGCCGGTCTGCGCGTCCATGGTCTCGAAGAATGCCTTGAGCATCCGGATCGCGCCTTCCTTCTGCTCCTCGGTTCTATCGCGGAACATCTTGGCGATCCAGTCATCATCCGGATGCCGGAATAGCCCGGTCACTGAAGTCTCAAGGAGACCCGCCAGGGGCTCTAGGTATTTGTCGGAGGGGATGACGCCGGAGAACCAGCGGGAGACCACGCCTTTATCCACATCCAGCTCGCGGACGATATCGGCCTGTTTCAAGTGCCGCCGCTCCGTCCACTCGGGGATAAAATGCCTTTTGCTATCTGAGGACATACCGTTGTCCTGCCTAACGTTGTTCATGACGCAACTCTAGCAGCGGGTTTGTTTTGATGAGTTGGCGTGAAAAGCAACCATAGCCCTTGACGAAAGTTGTTTTTAACGCAACATTTGGGTTATGCAGCACGACACGCCCCTTTCACCGATCAAGCAGTTCCGTTCTGACCGCCATATGAGCCTCGAGGCCTTCGGCGCGATGTTCGATCCTGCGTTCAATAAGAGCACGATCCTGAAGTGGGAGCGTGAGGGTGTTCCCCTTGAGCGCTGCCTTGAGGTCGAGGAAGCCACCGGCATCTCCCGGTACCTCCTTCGCCCTGACGTTTTCGACCTGTCGAAAATACCGGAGGCACTCGCTCAATGAACAATTCCATTTCCAACCCCCGGGATTTCGGCGCGAGCCGGATCCTGACTGTCGCTGGAACGGGTGTCAGGCCCGTTCCAGCGATCCTCCCGAAGACGATCGACAAGCTTCTTAGCTACCTCGCCGATCGCTTCAGAAAACCCGCACCCATGCGGGTGAGCCAGCAGGCCATGATTGTGAACGCTGTCCGCATCCAGCACTTGATTGCCCTGCTGCCTCGCCAGTCCTCCTACATCCCGCACGGCCCGAACTCCATTCCTTGTTGGGAGTTACGGCCCGAATGCGTGGGTTTGTCGGAAGACGAGCCTCAGTGCCTAGAATATGGCCCAAGAGGCTGGCGCGGTTCTGCCCGCAACAGACCGCAACTTTACGGGAAGAACGCAGCACTCCTGTTTGACGTAGAGGGGCTTACCGCCTGGCTGCGGGATAGGTTTCCGCGATCGACGATCCATCATGTCGAAGCTGAAACCGGCATTCCCGCGGCCAGCGTGGAAAACTGGCTTCACCGGCGCTCTCAGCCCTCGGTGGAGCATTTCATGATCCTTCTCACCGTATTCGGTCCAGCGCTTCTCCATGCCTGCCTCCGCCAAAAGCCTGGCTGGGTGGAACAGGCGGCAAAACACGAGCGTGCGAGGGAAATCGACGAGCAGATAGCCAAGCTGCAAGGCGAACGACAGCAGGTTGCAGGATGAGGGAAGCGCATCGTGAAGACATACACGTCGGTCGACAACATCATTCGTCGTGCCGAAGATCGGAAGATCATAGTCGGAATGGCAGCGGCCCGAGTGCCGGTACTGTCCGTCGCTGACATCGCATCTGGGCTGAAAAAGCTCATCACGACAAAGCTCTGGTGGCTGGAGAATTTCTCTCACGGCAACCAGAAGCCCGCCAAAGAGATTGCATCGCGCCGGCACGAGTTGGCCGTTTTGGTTCAGGCCTACGACCGTGTTCTCGGAAGGGGTGCGCATGCAGGACCTCCAAGTTAAGGCAGTAAGCGTTGCCTTCGTCGATCCGGCGTTGGCCATCACCAATCATGCGGTGACCCGGTACGTGCAGCGTATCTTGCACACAAAGCTTGACGGACCATTCGAATGCGCAAGGGACGAGGCGAGGGCTCATTGCCGCGCCGTTGGCCTCACTATCCGAAAGGTTCGTCAGATCATCTGGACGCCTGGCCTCGCGCTGGCTGTCCGCATGGGGCTCCCGAGCGTGGACAATGGGCATTTTCTGGCGCTGATCGAAACCGCCAGCGGTGCCGTCGTCACGATTTTTCCGCCGCGCCCCAAAGAATATGGCCGCCTTAAGCTTCTTTCCGAACGCGAGTTCGCGAGGAAGGCTCAACGCGTCCGGAGAAAAGAGAAACGCAGACCAACGGTCGCAGGACTGAAGGCGCACCTCGACGAGGAAGGGGTAGAAAATGCATAGCGGAATATCCGGTGCTTCAGCCGGAATGATCAAGGCTGGCGCAAAGGTAGCCAGTGCCGAGGCGATCGGCAAATCCATCGTTTCCGGCGACAAGCGCCAGATGGAAGCTTTCACGCCACGCCAAACCGGTGCCGCAGACGCGCACGGTGTTGCGCGCGACCAGCTCCGTGCCTTCATCGAACGTATCGAGCGCCTGGAAGAGGAGAAAAAGACGGTCGCGGACGACATCAAGGATGTCTACGGCGAGGCCAAGGGCATGGGCTTTGACACCAAAATTCTGAAAAAGGTAGTTGCCCTGCGCCGGAAGGACGAGCAGGAGCGGATGGAAGAGGATGCGATCCTCGACACCTATCTGCACGCGCTCGGCATGATCGAAGCCCCACCGGAGGGCTGAGATGCAGTCATCCTTTGCGTTTCCCATTAGGACGCGGAGCCCTACCCATTCGCTCCGCGTTCTGGTCGCTTGCGAGTTCTCAGGCACCGTCCGCAATGCCTTCCTCGATCGAGGCCATGATGCGTGGTCCTGCGATCTCTTGCCGGCCGAGAACGGCAGCAACCGACATATCCGCGGTGATGCCAGAGACTATCTGAATGATGGATGGGATCTGCTCGTCGTAGCGCACCCGCCATGCACAAGGCTTTGCAACAGCGGCGTGCGGTGGCTCTCTGTTCCGCCCCCACGCCGCACTGTCGAAGACATGTGGGCCGAACTGGACGAGGGCGCCGCCCTGTTCTCTACCTTCTGGAATGCTCCGGTCGATCGCGTCTGCATCGAAAACCCGGTCATGCACAAACACGCCAAAGAGCGTATCCAGAACTACGAAGAGTTCGCACAGAGCGTCCAGCCTTGGCAATTCGGCCATCCCGAAGTGAAGCGAACTTGCTTGTGGCTTCGAAACCTCCCAGCCCTTCAGTCTACGAACATCGTCAATGGACGCCAAGCCCGAGTGCATCGTCATTCTGGATGGGGCCGGCATGGTGAAGTGAGAGCGAAAGAACGGTCGCGGTTTTTCCCAGGCATTGCGCAGGCGATGGCCGATCAATGGGGCGACTACGCCGTCAGACAATTTCATCAGGAGGCAGCATGAGCCGCAGAACCATGCCCTACCATCGCCGCTATCACGGCGACGCCCTCCAAGGATACCGTAGGCTCACGCTGGAGCAGCGCGGCGCATACACGACGATCCTCGACTTAATCTACGACGAGGGCGGCCCCATCGAAAACAACGAGCGCTGGCTTGCCGGTGAGCTAAATTGCTCCCTTCGGAAGGTCCGCGTGCTCCTAGAGGAGCTGCTCTCCATGCGGAAGATTTTTATCAATGTGCAGGGGAAGATCAGCAATCACCGAGCGGAAACGGAAATAGAAAACTCGCTGAAAATCTCGCGAAAACGCGCCGAAGTCGCGACGAAACCAAAGCGAGATGACGGCGACAACGCCAAATTCCGCAACAAAATCAGCGGAAACCCGGAGCAAATGCAAAGCAATAGCTCTGTAATACCAGTACCAGAGCCATATATAAATAATATTAACCCTGTGGTGGATGAGGATACCACGCAGCCGGAGAAGCGGGCGATGTCCGTCTCTGCCTCGCCTCCGATTCCCATCGAAGCGCTCACTGGAAACGTCAAACTGATTGAAGCTCTGAAAGGGCGGCCGCAGGGCCGTGCTGATCTGGATGCGTTGTTGCGTGGGCAGCGGCAGAAACGGGGAGGGGCGAGATGACCGAGGTCACTGTAGACGATTTTGTCGCGGCACTGGTCGTTCTGGCCGAAGCTGGCATACCTTCCGATGTTCAGGAACTTCTCGTCAGGGGAAATCCGAGCCAAGACATTAAGCCGAATGCTTTGTACGATTGCCTCGAATCCCTCCTATCCAGAGCCGAGAAGGCGGAAGCGGAAGTCGAGAAGCTTGGGAAGCTCATCCGTGACAACGGAACGCCACGTTTCAACGCCGTATGCGGGCGCGCCGAGAAGGCAGAAGCCACATGCGAAAAGCTAGCGGCGGCGTTGGAGGAGATCCGAGACGCCCACCCAACCGGTTCGTCATGGTCGCTTATGAATGACGGGACGTGGCGCGAAGCTGCACGCGATTTTCAGCGTATTGCGCGCGTCACTCTCTCCGCGGATGGAGCTGAACCACGATGAGCGAAGTCACCGACAAGATGGACGAGGCCGGTTATCTCCAGCAGTGCCACGAGTTCACAATAAAGGTCAGGAAAATGTTAGGCGCCGGCTATGGCCTCGGCTACCAGCTCGATGATCTCTTCCGCGTCCTTCAGGCTCGTTGCGGCGCTTATGTCGAGAACGAAGCCCTCAGCGCTGCCCTGAAGCCGTTCGCAGAGGAAGCTGATCGCATTCACCCCGACTGGGAGAACGAGCGCCGTCGTGGATATCTGAGCCCGTCGCAGGAGCTAACCGTGGGCGATTTCAGAAAGGCACGTGAGGTGCTTGTGGCGCATGGAGTTGCCAAATGATCACCGCTGGCACACTCCGCAACATCGTCGCCGTGATGCAAAGCATCGACCGGCATGAGCTCGAGAAAGAGGCTGGACCGCTGAGCGACGTTGCCTGGTCGAAGTTTCGCGACGATGCGCATCAGTCGTTCCTGCACATGCCTGACGCCGAACAGGAGGCGATTGCACGCATTGTGTCGGCGCGGATGGACGAGATCGGGGAGCGTTGATGGCAGGCAGGAAGACGAAAACCCCGGCGAAGCAGCCCGAGAAGGTTTTGTCACCCCTAAAGGACAAGCCGGTTTCGCAGGGCGGGAAGGCCAAAGCGGCGAAACCCGTGGCTGGCAAGGGGGAGAGCGCTCCGAAGGTGACGCGGAAGGCGAGGGTGACGAAGGCCGCGAAGGAAGTTGCGAAGAATGCAACTTCGGTGGAGCCGGTGGAATATCAGGAGCGGTTTTGCGGCCTCGCTCACATCATGAGCCGTGCCGGCAAGACCGAGGATGAGGTTGCCGTTGCGCTGGGCATCGACATCGAGACGCTGGTGTTGTGGCGCATCGAGCACTGGAAGTTCGATCGGGCTTTCGATGTCAGCGGAGATGCGGGTGGAAGGCCAACGGCTTACGAGGAGAAGTTCGCTGAGCAGGCGAAGCTCCTCGCTAAGCTTGGCGCCACCGATCTGGAGATTTCGCAGTTCTTCGGCGTAGCGCTGCGCACCATCCATCGCTGGAAGGTCGAGCATCCCGAGTTTCGCGAAGCGCTGGAGATGGGCAAAGACGAGGCCGACAAGAAGGTTGAGGAATCCCTCTATCGACGCGCCGTCGGTTACACGTTTGATTCCGAGAAGATCGTTGTCGTCGACAAGGAGCTGCAGCGCGTCGAGACGATCGAGCACGTGCCGCCCGATACCAAGGCCGCGATGTTCTGGCTTCAGAACCGCAGGCCCGGCATCTGGCGGGATACCAAACACATCAAACATGATGTAGAAGAGGACAGCGCGCTCGGCTCCTGGCTGAAGGACATTAGCGGCAACGCTTTCACCCCCAAGGACCAAGACGGTCCTGCATCTTCGGACGCACCGCGAAACACTGCTTTCGCTCCGCGTGACGACGAGCAGGACACGACGGATGCTGTATAAACATCTTGCGGGCATTACGGAGGACGAGCTCAAAGAGAAGCTCAGGGATCCGCATTGGCGCATCCGGAACCTCTACTACATCCTCGACAAGGACAAGAACACGGTCCTGTTCGTGCCGAATGAGGTGCAGGAACGCCTTATTCAAAACCTCTGGTACCGAAATATCGTGCCGAAGGCTCGCCAGCGTGGCTTCTCGACGCTGATCCAGATCATGATCCTCGATGCCTGCCTTTGGAATGAAAACCAGACCGGCGCCATCATCGCCCAGGATCAGGACACCGCGACGAAGATCATGCGCGACAAGATCGAGTTCGCCTATGACAAGCTCCCGCCGCCGATTCGGGCGATGATCCCGATCAAGACCGACAACGTGAAGGAGAAGGTGTTCGCGAACGGCTCGTCGATCTCGGTTTCGACGTCTGCGCGCGGTACCACGCTCAATTGGCTGCACGTCTCCGAGTTCGGCATCATCTGCTACCAGTCGCCGTTGAAGGCTGACGAGATCGTCACGGGCGCGTTGCCGGCCGCCGAGCAGGGCATCATCTTCATCGAGTCGACTGCCAAGGGCAGGGATGGCGCCTACTACAAGATGGTCACCGAGGCGAAGAACAACGCCGATCTCCGCAAAAAGCTGTCGAAGAAGGAATACCGGCTGCACTTCGCGTCGTGGTGGGACGCCGAGGAGTATGAGGAAGATCCCAACACGACCGTGATCAGCAAGAAGGATCACGACTACTTCGACCGCATGGAGCGGGAGATTGGCCGCCCGCTGTCAGCACGCAAGCGCGCCTGGTACGTGGCGACGCGCCGCAACACCTTCGCCGACGAAGACGAGAAGATGTGGTCGGAGTACCCGACGACGCTCGAAGAGGCGTTCAAGGTCTCGACTGAAGGCGTATACCTCGCCAAGCAGCTGGAGCGCTGCCGCCTCGATGGGCGCATTACCAAAGTTCCCTACATGCCGAGCATCCCGGTCAACACCTTTTGGGACCTTGGCGTGAACGACGACATCGCCATCTGGTTTCATCAGGCCGTTGGCATGGCAGATCATTTCATCGACTACTTCGAGTGCAGCGGCGAGCCGTATTCGTTCATCGTGCGCGAGTTCGACAAGCGTGGGTATGTCTTCGGGCATCACTACCTGCCGCATGACGGCAATCAGCGGCGCCCGGGCGCTGTGATGATCCAGACGCCGAAGGATATGCTCGAAGGTCTCGGGCTGAAAAACATTGAGATCGTCGATCGGACGCCCGATCTCGTGAACGTTGGCATCCAGCAGCTGCGCGACGACTTCTCGACGTACTACTTCGACGAGGTGAAATGCGCCCCCGGCATCATCCATCTCGAAAACTACCGCAAGGCTTGGAACGAGAATATGGGCGTCTGGTCTGACCGGCCTCACAACAACGGTCACCAGCACGCAGCCGACGCGCTGCGCCAGAAAGCGCAGGCCCGCGACGAGGTGCGCCGCCTTGCAGTCACTGGCGGCGCTAGAACCCGTGCACGTCGCGGCAACAGATCAGGAATGGCGGCATGAGGCCATCACAGCAGTTTTCACCCTTGGGCAAGACGTCCTCCATCTTTCAGGAGGACAACCTTGACACCCGACCTAGACCTAAATCGTAGGCAGTGGACAAAAACCCGAGGGCCAATTACCGCTATTGGAACATGGTTGCGGCTGGATGGCTCTTTCCGGCCCTGCATGGTCCTAATTCGAGCGGGCAGCGAATTGGAGGACGGGCTGATACCGTGTGTGGTCACGCAAGACCGCGCATGGATCTGGTCTGAAGAAATCGGCGATCCAGCGGAAGCCGCACGCACTGCGTTCCAGTTCGCCAACTGCCTCAGACTTTCCGCGCATGACAGACGCACGCTGATCTTCATCGCGTCGTTCATCAACGACATGCTCGGCGAGCTCCTGTCCATCCCCCCGTACCAGCCAGACACAACGCCCGTGGTCGCGGAAGCAACCATGATCAACCACAGCACCGGCAGGACTGTGGAGACGGAGATGAGAGATGTTTGATCTCGCGGCGGAGGACGGCTCCGTCCGAAAAAAGAAATACAAGTCCCCCATACCGGACACACCAGCGCCGATGCGGCAGATTGCGGGCAACAGGCTCGACAGCGGCCCGATGCAGCGGCTGCATCTCCGCCTGCTCGATATCTGGCAGCGCGAGCTCGATCGCCAAGCAGCCAATCGCCGAGATCAGGCGATAGACGAGGATTTCTACGACAGCATTCAGTGGGACGAGGCCGACGCACAAACGCTGCGCGATCGCGGGCAGATGCCGCTCGTCTTCAACGTCACCGCCACCACGGTTGATTGGGTCATTGGCACTGAGAAGAACAACAGGACTGATTTCAAGGTCCTGCCGCGACGGAAGGAAGACGGCAAGCCGGCCGAGCGAAAGACCGAGCTGCTGAAGTACCTCTCGGACGCCAACCGGGAGCCATTCGAGGTTAGCCGAGCGTTCGGCGACGCCGCCAAGGTTGGCATCGGCTGGATGGAAGACGGCTGGCAGGGCGACGAGGAAGGTGAGCCGATCTATTCCCGTTACGAGAACTGGCGCAACATGCTGTGGGACAGCACGGCAACCCGGCTCGACATCGAGGACGGTCGCTATGTCGGCCGCTCGAAGTGGGTCGACCTCGATGTTGCCTGCGCCACCTTTTCGAAGCGCAAGGCGCTCTTGCGACGTTCGGTCGACGAGGCCGACAACTTCGCCATGCTCGATGCCTATGGCGATTTGCCTATGGATCAGCTCGAGCTCGAAAGCCAAGGCAAGGGCGAGAGCGGCTACACCAGTGACCAGGTGACGGGCTATCGCCGGCAGCGCACACGCATTTTCGAGCTCTGGTTCCGCATGCCGGCCGAAGTTGAGAAAATGCGCGGCGGCGTCTTTGCCGGTGAGCTCTTCGACGAGTATTCGCCCGGGCACACCGAGGACGTCGAGAACGGCGAGGCCGAAGTGGTCAAGAAAGTGGCGATGCGCACCTATGTCGCGTTGTTCACGTCAGCCGGACTGCTCTGGCTCTCGCCGTCGCCGTATCGCCACAACAAGTTCCCGTTCACGCCCATCTGGTACAAGCGTCGTGGCCGTGACGGCATGCCCTACGGTCTGGTGCGCAACGTCCGCGACATCCAGGCGGACATCAACAAGCGCGCCAGCAAGGCCTTGGCGATCCTGTCGTCGAACAAGGTTATCATGGATGATGGCGCCGTCGAGGATCTCGACGAGTTCGCCGAAGAGGTCGCGCGGCCGGACGCCATCATCGTCAAGAAGTCTGGCAAGGATCTCAAGCTCGACGTCGATCGCGACCTGTCGCAATGGCACCTTGAGCTGATGTCTCGCAACATTCAGATGCTCCAGCAGGTCGGCGGGGTCACGGACGAGAACCTTGGCCGGTCTACCAACGCGGTTTCTGGTGTTGCCATCGAGGCGCGGCAGTCACAGGGCGCGTTGGCAACGTCGGGCCTATTCGACAATCATCGGCTTGCCCAGCAGGTCCGCGGCGAGAAGAAGCTCTCTCTGACCGAGCAGTTCATGGATCAGAAGAAGCAATTCCGCATCACGAACAAGCGCGGCTCGCCGGAATACATCGGCATCAACGATGGCCTGCCGGAGAACGACATCATCCGCACCAAGGCGGACTATGTCATTTCCGAAGAGGATTGGCGCGCGAGCGTCCGTCAGGCGCAGGTGGACAAGCTGCTGGAGCTGATGGCGAAGCTTGCTCCCGTCGCCCCCCAGGCGGCGATCGTCACGCTCGATCTCCTCGTCGAGTCGATGGACATCCCGAATGGCGACGAGATCGTGAAGCGGATTCGGCAGGTCACCGGCATGCAGGACCCCGATGCTGAGGAAGACAGTCCGGAGATGCAGGCGCAGAACCAGGCGAAGGCCCAGCAGGCGGAACTGCAGATGCAGACGGTCATGGCGCAGCTGCGCAAGATGGTGGCCGATGCAGCCAAGGCCGAGGCCGATGCGGCGAAAAGCAAGGCGCAAGCCGAGGAGATCGGCGCGAAGGTGGCATCCACCAACATCACGACGCAGAGCACTGCGCTCGATGCTGCTGGCAAGGTGGCGATCGCGCCGGCGCTCGCCGACGTGGCCGATCATCTCCTGCACGAGGCCGGATTCGTCTCCCGCACCGAGCAGGAGAACAATCTCAAGCAACTGGCCGTCGCCGCTCAGCAACAGGCGGCAGCCCAGCAGGCACAGCAACAGCAGCAACCACAGATACCGCCCGGAGCAGCCGCACCGGCGGACAACAGGCCAGCTCCGATAGGGCTGGGTTAACGACGAGGGCGAAATGGACAAGATGAGTGCAGAGCAACTGGCGTTGCTTACAGATGAAGAACGCGAAGGCCTCCTCGAGGAGATCGACGAGGGCGAGGGCGATGAAGACGGCGGTGATGATGGCGCCGAGGATACGACGTCCGCCGATGGTGCTGACACCGGCGGCGAAGGTGAGGATGAGGGCGATGAAGACGGCCAAGACGACGGTGATGATGTCGCTGCCGCAGAGGCTGCGGCTGTTGCAACTCAGGACCAGAAGGCAGCCGAAGCCGCCGCCGCTGCAGCAGCGCCAGTGGTCGAGGATATCGCCGAGGATGAGCCCGAGGAACAGGCGCCGCGGTGGATCTTGCCAGCGGACCATCAGACGAAGATCGACGATATCGAGGCGCAGAAGGACGCGCTTACCGAGAAGTTCGACGACGGCGAGCTGACCGGTGGGGAGTATCGCGCATCTATGAAGGCGCTCGATAAGCAGGCGGACGAACTGAAGAGCGTCAAGATCAGGGCGGAAGTCGCACGCGACACCGCGATCGACACGTGGAAGGATGATGTTGCCAGCTTCATGGGCGAGCATCCGGAGTACACGAAGTCGAAATACCTACGCGACGCGCTGGACGCCGAGGTTCGCCAGCTTCAGTCGACGTCGGTAAATCCGCTCAACCCGAAAATCCTTGCCAAGGCCCATGCCAAGATTGCCGGAGAGATCACGTCTGCGTTCAAGCCGGCCGATCCGAATCCGGCAGGGAAACCCACGGGCAAACAGGCCGATCCGGGGAAGCCAGCGAAGAAGCGGGACGATCCGCCGCCGACGCTGGCGCATGTGCCTGCCTCTGATCCAACGGATGCGGATGATGGTGGCGAGTTCGCGCACCTCGACCGCATGTTGTCGAAGAACGATTCCCTTGGTTACGAGAAGGCGCTCGCCGCCTTGCCGGAAGCCAAGCGCGAACAATACCTGGCTCAGTGAGGCACAATGCTCCATCTCACGGTTAAGATCGGACAGGCAGTCGATATCCCGGGCGTCGGGAGAATCATCTTGAAGGAGAAGAGCGGCCGTTGCGCTAAACTCGCCTTCGACGTCAGCACAGATCAAGAGATCAAGCTGCTCCCGCTACCGGGGGCGGACCGTGAGCTGGTCACGAAGTAACGGACGCACGGGCGCAAGAGTGCCCGCTCCGGCATCTGTGAATGTTGCCGATGCCCGTTGACAAAAATCCTAGCCCTCTTTCTTCTCACCATTATCGACTGACGCCGAGTAGAGCAGCCCGGTAGCTCGTTAGGCTCATAACCTATAGGTCGCTGGTTCAAATCCAGCCTCGGCAACCAGTCGTCTCCCATAACCCCCGAGCGGACCGGGGCGCGGTATGCAAAGAAGCAACGCGCGTCTGTGTTCGTGGACGTTACCGCGCCCCAATCTCTCACAAACAGGAAGTTTGCGATGAAGATTGCCAAGTTAAGCATGCTGAGCGCCATCATTGGCCTCGTCTGCCTCTCCATCTCACCTGCCGCAGCTCAAACCGTTCGCCTCTGCACTGGCGCGGCCAGCGGCAACTATTTCGCGGCTGGCGACATGATCAAGAAAATGGCGGGCGCCAGCCTCGATATTGAAGTCGTCGAGACCGAGGGCACGATTGACAACCTTGACCGTCTGCTGACGGTCGCGAAGGATGACGCGCAGGCCTGCGATGCAATGATCGGCCAGCCAGACGGTCCGGTCTACATCTCTCGCAGCTCACCAGCGAACGTGAAGAAGCTCCGCCAAGTCGCGAGCCTGCATCGTGAATACCTGCATGTGCTCTGCAACAAACAGAGTGGCGTCGACGATCTCGGTGACCTCGAAAGCGCGCCCGACAAGTACCGCATTGCGATTGGCGAGCAGGGCTCAGGCGCTTGGCTGGTTTGGCAGAACCTCGTATCCGAGGACAGCGACTATGGGGCGGTACCGGTGTCGAACGAAGGCGGCATCATGGCGCTATCGTCCGTGTCCAGCGGCGATACCACCTGCATGCTTGTCCCGGCTGGCCTCAAAAATGGCACGGTGATGGAAGCCGATAGCACGTTCGGCGACACGATTGCCCTCGTCGGCGCCAATGACAAGGATTTCGACGACGCCTTGGACATGAAGGGGCAGCCGCTTTACGAGTATGCGAAGATCCCGGGCGATGTCTATCCGAAGTCCTTCGACTACTGGAGCGACGTGAAGACGATCTCTTGGCTTGCCGGGGTCTATGTCAACATTGACCGCGTTGACCAGAAGTCGCTCGCCACCTTCATCCAGGCGGCCAGCCGATCCGCTTCGGGCATCAAGGCCGAGTTCGGCAAATGATCGGGCGGTTGGTCGCCCTCCTTCGCGAGCGCCTCGTTGCGATTTTCACGGTCATCGCCGTGGCGCTCATCCTTCTTCAGATCGTGGTGGGAACGTTCTTCGACCTCCTGATCGGCCTGCTGCTCGTGCTGCTCCTTTGGGTGGCGCTACGGCTGCTGACGCTTGGGACGAAGGCAGGGAGCAGGGAATGAGCGAAGCTCGAAAGATATTTTGTGCATTGGCCGCCACCCTTTTCGCGCTCTTGGTCCTTCTGACCGTCATCCAGTTCGGCGGCCATTGGGCCAAGGTTGCGGCCCTATTTGCCGCGTTCCTCGCTGTAATCTCGCAATTTTCAGCGCAGGACGATCAGGCGAAATCCTTTCACTTGTGGGTTTCGTGGATCGGCTTTGCCGCCGCTCTTTGGGCAATCATCATCTTCGCTTGCGGATTTTGAAGATGAGGGCGGCGATCGTCGGCGCTCTGGTCTGCTTCGTCGCCACAGGTGCGGCGTTGGCGAAACAGGAGCAATTGAAGCCAGAGCGCCCGACGATCGAGGCGCAGCGCGAAGAGCCAGCGCTGCGCCGGAAATGTGAGCCATTCGTGATCGAGTGGTGGGTGCAGGCAGCCGATGGCAGCATCAAGCTTGCTGGGCGGCAGACCGTGTTGAGGTGCGATTGACCATGTGGGCTATCGACCATGATGCACTGGGGCGGGAAATCGACAAGAAGGCTGCCGCGATCGACGCTGCTGCCCGTGGCCGCACGCGAACCCGCGACACCGACGAGGCAATACACATCGCTCGCCTCTGCGCCGAACACGACGCGTTGGTCACGGTGTTCAACTGCTTGAGAGAGCACAAGAGTATTTGGAGCGACATGCCAAGATGACTGAGATTACGAAATTCTGGATGGTGTACGGCGTCGGCCAGCGCGGATCAACATACCAGCATCGTTCCAAGGCGCAGGCAACGGCAGAGGCGGAGCGGCTTGCAAGCTTGAACCCCGGCTCGACGTTCGTTGTTCTCGCTGCCGTAGGTGCATTCTCTGCTGCCCGGCCAGTCGTCGAGACTGTGAAGATCAGGAAGCCGGAAAAAGACGATGGGATTCCGTTCTGATGGATGAATTCTTGAATACCCTCAAAGCAGGCGAGCACCAAGCCGGCAGGCTGCTGGCAGACATGCTCAGGCAGGTGGACGTGAAGGAGTGCCAGCCGGTTTGCTGGGTGCTCAACCACGACATCTTCAATTTCCTGCGGAAGTTCGACCGCTACGGAAGTTTGTTCGACTTTCGGACTTCGCGCGATGGCACGCTGATGAAGTATCCATACCGCGTTGTCGCCACGGCACGGCTCTCGCCAACGCCGTTTGGCGCTTCGCTCAGCGATGAGATAATGCGCCGGGATCCGGCACTCCTCGCTATCGAGTACCGTAACCAATTCGGCCTCACGGGCTACGTTTTCCACGCTGTCACCGACGCGAAGATCAAGGCGTCTCTGACTGATGCTGCTAATTGAATCAGCCTGTTGAAGGAGGACATTAAAGCAATGCGCGAATTTCTGAAGATACCCGTTCGGGTCGAAGCGGTGCAGGCACGTGAAATCATCGCTTCTCCGGAGAACGATTGGAGCATGCTGCCGGACTGGGTGCGCGAGATCTACGAGAACGGCCAGATGATCATTGCCGCGGATGGCGTGACGATCCTCAATGTGCCGGAGGATTCGAAGGCGCGGCCAGAGGACTACATCGCTCGCGACAGCCTGGGCGTGGTTGCTGTGTACGATGAGGCGACTTTCGAGCGGGATTTTGTGTCGTCCAATCCGCCGGAGGGTGACGTTGCGGAAGCTTCCGCAGCGTAAGGCTATCTTTGGCGCCGCCGCCCCGGTCGTTTCTCTCTAGGAAGGCGCTGGGGCGGCGGCGCATAGTTCTCGGCGTTATTGTCGATGTGCATCTCGGCATCCCGCGCCGCCATCACGAACGCAGCCTTCGCCGCTTCAGGGTTACTCTGCGCTTCGAGCGCCCGCAGGCATGCTTCCATAGCGCCATGCCATGCATCTCCTCGCTTCGACAGTGGCCAGAATTCCAGCAATATCTCCGCCATCTTCGCGACTGACGTCACAGCTCGGTATTTGCCGGGACCGTGAACGGCGATCCCGAACCGCTGAAGTGGCAGGGGCGAGGGGTCTGGCATCAGCGCTTAATCCCGTTGTGCTCGAGCAGCCGATCATAATAGTCCTCGGCCATGCGAGAGGCTTCTCTGGCTGTGGCGACATAGCCCTGATGAGGTAGGTGCCGCTTGACCTTCATCGGGCCATGGCCGTTCCACTGCCACTTGCCTTTCATCGGCCCCGCTTCTTCCAGGCGAATTCGACCAACTGGCACGGTACCGTCGAGACCGAGGAAATCCTGTAGTAGTTTCCCATCGAGGCCGGTTTCACCCGGCCACGTAGGCTTCCATTTGTATTTCGGGTGGTAGTCCATCCGGAACCTTCGAAACCGTAATTCAGGTATGCGAGATTTATGTTTCCCATAGGGCGTTTTCCAGTCCTGACACGTGCCAATCGCCGCTTCCAAAAAGTCTTCCTACCGCATATAAACAGGTGTCATTTACCGCGCATGAGTGCGGCTTCTACGATGGAGCCCGCGCATGCCTCTGGTGATTGGCCTCGGCCGAGATGATAGCTGGAAAGACCCCCTCAATCTCTACGGCGGCAAAGCCCCCGAAGCTCCAAAGACCAGTGAGGCGAGCGCATCCACGCGCCCGTCGTTCAGCGATGCGGACAGAAGCGATCTCGTCAACACGGTGATTGCTGAAGCTGCGGGCGAGGGTGACGCCGGCATGGCCGACGTTGCGTCCGTTATTCGCAACCGCTCTTCTGAGAGAGGCATCAGCCCCGGCGACGTTGTGCGCCAGAAAAGACAGTTCACCGGTTATGAGGCCCCGGGCGAGGCTGCCAAGCGCGCCCAGCAGGATCCAGTCCTGCGCCAGCGCGCCGAGGCCATCATCGATGGTGTCTTCTCCGGCGCACTCCCTGATGAGACTGGAGGTGCCGATCACTATCACGCCGATTCTGTCATGCCAGATTGGGCGAGCTCGATGCAGGAGACGACAAAACGCGGTCGCCACGTCTTCTACAAGTCCGGTCAGCCCGGGCAGAGCAAGCCTTCCGCCAAGACAGCCTTTGCACCCGGCCTCGATGGCAGCGTCGTCGATCCGTTCGAGGCAATCCTGAACCCGAAGAAGGCGGAACAGCCGAAGGACGGTAGCGCCGACAGCTCCATGCTGCTGAGCAAGCTTCAGCCAGGCAAGCCCGCCGAGTACGTCAGCAACATGAAGCCGGGCCTTCAGTCTGGCCTCACTGCGATGTTCAACGATGCACCGGATTTCGTGAAATCCGGCCTCGACATCCTTTCTGGTGCGCGCTCTCCGGAGCGGCAGGCGCAGATCATCGCGGAGAACGCCGGTAAGTACGGGATCGACCGCAAGGCGTGGCTGGCTGACGTCGACGCCATGGGCCCAGTTGAGGCCGGTCAGAAGTGGAAGCCGATTTTCAAGCAGACCGGCATGTCGGCGAACATCGGCGCCCCAGGTGGATCGCGGCATCAACACGGCGATGCTGCCGATCTCGGCTGGAACGGAGGCGAATTTTCATCGGCGCCGAAGGAAGTCGTCGATTGGGTGCACGCGAATGCCGGGAAGTATGGCATGCGCTTCCCGCTCAAGAACGAGAACTGGCATATCGAGACGGCGGACGCTCGTGACGGTCATGACGCTGAGGCGCCCAGCTCACCAAAGTCAGAAGCGCCAACGATTGTTGCCAATGCTCACTTCGCGGTCAAAGATCCGATGGGGCTTTATCCCGAGGGCAACCCAATCCAGCAGACGGTGGATACGCAGGTGGCGGCTGCCGATCAGCGGCAGGCGGACGCCAGCGCCCAGGCTGAACAGAACCGGATGGGTGCCTTCACCGAGCAGCACAACGTCGGAGTGACCGATCGGCAGCAGCAGCTCGAGGCGGAGAACCCGGGCCGCTACGTCGCGATCGACGAGAGCGAGCTTCCGAACTGGCAGAAACAGTGGGAAGCCGATAACCGCTCCGGCGGCATTGGCGGCGACACAGCCCGCATCCTGAAATCCGGTACGATCGGAGTTGGGCAGTCGCTATCCTCGTTGGCCGACACGCTATTTCGGAAGCTGCCAGGCGGCGACGACTTCCTGAAGGCGTCCGACGACATCGACCGTTGGGTGATGGGCAAGACCATCGACCAAAAGATGGCCGATTCCCAGCAGCGGGCGAATGCCAGCGTGACAGAGCGCCAGCAGGACGCCGACGCCAAGAACTGGTGGGACGATAAGAAGCATACCTTCGGCCCAGCGTGGCGCGATCCTCGCAGCTATCTCCGCACCGTCGGTGAAAGCGCTCCCGGTACCGTCGTCACGATGTTGCCAGGCGGCGTGTTGGCGCGTGGGGCATATCTGCGTGCTCTTGCGGCTGGCGCTACGGAACGCGCGGCAGCCGCGACTGCTGCCAGAACGGCCACACTCGCAGGTGCCATTACCGAAGGCACCATGGGCGGAGCCGATTCCGCTCGCAACGTTCGTGACAAGATCGGGAAACTGCCGCGCGAGCAGCTGGCGAAGACTGAAGCCGTTCGGGCGATGGTACAGGGTGGCATGTCGGAAGACGAGGCCATCAAGGCTCTTTCCGAGGACGCTGCCTCCCAGGCGTTCCTCACAGCAGGTGTTGCCACCGGCATGTTTGGCGGTATGGGCGATCGGGCGCTCGCCAAGATTATTGCCGAAGGTGTCGGTGGCGGCATCGTCAAGCGCATCGTCGCCGGAGCCACCCGTGGTTTCGTGGGCGAAGGCTTGCTCGAAGAAGCGCCGCAGGGCGCGGCACAGACGATTGCGGAAAACGCGGCCGTTCAGAAGGCTGATCCAAACCAGTCTCTGACGGAAGGCGTGGGGGAGGCGGTTGCATCCGGTGTCGCGGCTGGCGGTGCCATGGGTGCAGGCATGGGCGGCGCAGGCGGCGCGTTCCGCCCAGCCTCCCCCGAACATTCCGCGGCGGCGCCTGCCGTAGCAGCACCGGCACCCGAGGCCGCGCCTCAGCCCAAGGGCCCGATCGGGCGCTCGGTGCAGCACGCCGAGGAGCAGATCGCAGGCCGACAGCAGCAGCGACTGGCCGACGATACCATGCCGGATTGGCTGCTGGACCTCGGGCGGAGCGGAAAGACCGCCAACGATCACATCGACGGGTTGCTGAAAACGGCATCTGCTGACATCGAGCGGGAGCAGGCCAACCGTCCCTCAGTCGGCGCGACGGTCCGCGTTGATCATGAGGGCATCGACCCGTTCATGGCGCGCGTAGACAGCTACGAGGGCGATGAGGCCGTCGTCATCGATGGCGGCAGCGGCGAAGTGTATCAGGTTCCGATCGCGAGCATCAGCCAGATTGCCAAATCGCCGGAACAGCTCAATCGGGAAAACCCGATCGAGAAAGGACCGGTTCCGATCAATGATAGCATTCCCGAATTTTCGAAAGACCCAGCGCTTGAACCGCAGGCACCGGTTGCCAGCGAGATCAAGAGCGAGCCGCTTCCCGCTCAGAAGGATATGCAGGCGGCGACGGAACGTCTTCGCGGGCGCCCGTCGCCTGGTCAGCGCGTCATCGTCGATGATGCGCGGGTAGGGCGCTTCGCTGCAAAGGTCGAGAGCTATGAGGAAGGCGACACCGAAACCGTTGTCACGACCGACGACGGCGAGGTGCTGCAGGTTCCTGTTGACCGCCTCTATGTCGATAAGCTTACCCCAAAGCAGATCGAGAAGCAGGATCTTGAACGAAATCCACCGATCGAACGCGAGATTGGTGACGCCGGTCCAAACAGCCGAAAGGTTATCGGAAAGACAGTCGTACTTCCCGACGAGAACCACGCCGCGTTGTTCGACCTCGCGAAATCTCGCTTTATTGCGAAGAAGTTGGGCAGGGAAGCTCACACAGACCTTGAACGGGTAAGTGCCGCCGAGGTGAAGCGTCTTGCCGATGCCTTCAATGTCTCGCCGACTGCCATCACCTCGATGGCCGATGATTACCGCTATCGTGTCGACCGCGCGGCGAAGGAAGCCCGATCCACGTTGCCGGTGCATATGCATCCGGTCAACGACACGCGGCTGCGCCAGTGGCAGCGTGATCGCAAGAACGAGGAGAGCGCCGCCAGCGCTGCGCCGGAAACCACAGAGCAGGGCGATAGCTTTGCCGACTGGTGGGACCTGACGCTCGATGATCTCGGGCGCAAGCGTGTCCTCGCAGAGACCGGCATCAAGCGTAGCGAGAAATCGAAGTGGGCTGGTTTCACGCCCGCGATCAGGAAGAAGCTCGAGGCGGTTCGGACGCCGGAGACGCCTAAGACGACGCCCGCCGATGTCACCGCGGTTCCGGATATGCCGGCTGGTGTCGTGTCCCGCTTCACCACGGCCAAGGGCAGTGTGTACGAGGTCCACCAGGACGGAACCACGGTTCGCACCAAGGCGGCGAGGAACGATCCGGGGCACGAGGGTGATAGCGGCCTGAAGCCGCGCACCGCGAAGACGGTTTACGTCGATGCGAACGCGTCCGTTCTCAGCACAGCAGGCATGAGCGGTATCGGCTCGAAAGGCTCGCGCGTCATCATCAAGGATGGCAAGGCGTCGCTGCTGACATGGAACGAAGCACAGAACCGCTGGGGCGTGATGCCGGACGGACGCGACGTTCCAGTGCACGATCAGCCAGCCGTTGGCCGCTTCCCGCTGGAGCTTTGGCAACCGGCCTCCGATGTCAACGGCTACGAAGCCTACAGCCGCATGCACGCTGGCAACGCCATCACCGAAATGTCTGCGTCCGCTGTCCAAGGACAGAGGACAGACGGCGCGGACGATTCATCTGCGCATGAGGCGGCAACCTCTCCCAAGAACGATTTGCCCGAGCCGACGCAGGCTCAGAAGGAAGCCGGAAACTACAAGGTTGGCAGGCTCAAGCTCGGCGGCCTCGATATCTCAGTAGAGAACCCCGAAGGCTCTGAACGCAAGGGCACCGACGCCAGCGGCAAGCCATGGTCCGTCAAGATGAAGAGCCACTATGGCTACATCCGCGGGACCATTGGCCGCGACAAGGATCATATCGATACCTTCGTTCGCCCTGGTGTGAGCGAGCTCGACGACAGCGCGCCGGTGTTTGTTGTTGACCAGAAGAGCGAGAACGGCCGTTTCGACGAGCACAAGGTGATGCTCGGTTTCGATACCGAGGAGGCGGCGCGCAAGGCCTACCTCGAAAACTACACCGCCGGCTGGAAAGGCCTTGGCGACATCTCCGCAACCACGATGGATGATTTCAAGCAGTGGCTGAAGTCGGGCAAGACTGATCAGCCGTTCGCGCCGAAGTGGTTCGGCTCGCGCGAGAAGGCGGACGCCTATATTGCCAAGCAGTCGCTCGGGAGCTCGCACGAAGTCGTCGAGAACGGGAAGCGGTTCGAGGTCAGGGAGAAACCCGCGGCTCCGACACGGGAAGAACAGGCCCCGCAGCAGGAACGCGCACAATCCGGGCCGCCGCAGATCGTATCCGCCGACGCACCCGAGATCGACCTTTGGCGCGGCGCGAGCAAAGCCGAAATCGCGGCGATCAAGGCCGGCGAATACGAATTCCGCCCGACCCACAAGGGCATCATGTTCACGACCGATCGTAGGACGGCGGAATCATATGGTGGAACGACTGGCAACGAAACGTTGGCGATCAAGATCCCGACGTCTGCGAAGATCCTTGACCGCAAGTCACTGAGCGACCGACCACCGGCGTTCGACGAAGTGCTAAATGCGTCTGGCAAACGGCCGGGGTTCGATATGGATCAGCGCCAGGCCTTTTTCCGGGAAGAGGCTCGCGAGCGCGGCTATGACGTCCTGACCTATGCTAGCGGAACCGGTACATATCAGGTCTACGAGATCCTGAACCCCGACATCATCCAGATTGTCGATCAGGCCACGCCGGCCGCACAGCCGAAGTCAAAGCCGGCCGTGTCCGTCAACAAGATTTTCACGCTCGATGCGGCTGAAAAGGCCCGCGCGCTTCTTCGCAAGAAGCTTAACCAGATCAACTCTGGTATCGATCCTGAGCTTATGCAGGCTGGCATTACGCTCGCCGGTTACCACATCGAGAGGGGCGCCCGCACTTTCGCGGCTTATGCCAATGCCATGCTCGTCGATCTAGGCGAGGCAGCGCGCCCGTATCTGAAATCGTGGTATATGGGTGTAAAGTACGATCCGCGCGCGTCAGCCTTCGCCGACATGTCGAGCGCGACCGAGGTGGACGGCATCGATGTCGCCACGATCACGGGAGACGAGAGTGAACCTGCAGAACTGGATCGAGCTGGGTCGCCAGCACTGGAAGGAACACCTGCCGACGAAGTACCGGGAGCTGAAAGCAGCCGGGAAACTCGACCAGGCGCTGACGGACGCGGCCGAGCAGACGTATCGCGAGACAAGCCAGCTCGAGGAGAGCGGGTACAGTCCGGACGAGGCGTGGCAGATGAGCAGGGAGAACTATCTCTTGCTGCCGGAAGAGACCGCGACACCCGCTCCGAAAAGCGAACTGACGCATCAGATGGCGAAAGCCGCAGCAAGCGGCCAGCGGTCGATGAAAATCTAGAGCAGGGTCCGTTCGGCCCGATTCTTCGCGGCTACGAAGGCAAGTGGCGGGAAGCAGCGCTAGAGCTCGAGCGCCGCCAGACCGGCGACGCGATCGGCGCTCTCTCGCATCCAGACGTAGGGCCCATCGATCTCGTTTGGGGGAATGCCGGCACGAACGCGAGCAACGGAGCTGGCCTCGCCAAGCTGATTGCATGGCACCCGGAAGTGCTCGGCAATCTCCAAGGTTTCATCGATCGTCTTCACGTTGACAAGGATCGCAGCACCACTCGTCGCATCCAGCTCAGTGACGAGAGCGGCAATGCCGGTGTGCGTCTCGACTATGACGGCACCGCGAAAACATGGCTGCTGACTGCTTTTGAAAATGGTTCGCGGCGCTCTGAGAAAAGTTCACGCCGTCTCAGCGCTTTGTGGGGTGACCGGCCTGCGTCGGCCCCGCCGCGAACAGATGAGAATATATCGGATCAGTTGCGCGATGTCCAATCCGCCGCGGTGCCGGCACAGCAGCGCGCAGTTGACTACACGTTGTCTGCCGACGACAACCTCGGCGAGGGCGGTCAGAAGGCCAAGTTTGCTGGCAACGTCGCTGCGATCAGGCTACTGCGCACCCTCGACGAAGAGAAGCGCCCGGCAACCCGTGACGAACAGGCAGTGCTTGCAAAGTGGGTAGGCTGGGGCGGATTACGCCAGGCATTCGCCCGCGAAGATGGTTCTGTTGCCAAGGGATGGGAGAAGCAGGCGGCCGAATTGAAGGGCCTGCTTTCACCGGAGGAATACAGCGCCGCCGAATCCTCGACGCGCAACGCGCACTACACCGCGGCCGAAGTCGTGTCTGCGATTTGGGACATTGCACGGAAGCTTGGTTTCAAGGGCGGGCAGGTGCTCGAACCGTCGGTGGGCGCTGGCAACTTCCTCGGCCTGATGCCGGGGGATGTCCGGAACGCGGCAAAGGTGACTGGCGTCGAGCTCGATCGCGTTACCGGCGGTATCGCGAAGAACCTCTATCCCAGCGCCAACATCCAGACCCCGATGGGCTTCGAAAAGCTCTCGGTGCCTGATAGCTATTTCGATCTAGCGATCGGCAACCCGCCTTTCGGCAGCGAAAAGGTATACGACAAGGACCGTCGTCACCTAAACAAGCTGTCTATTCATAATTTCTTCTTCGCAAAGAGTGTCGACGCTCTGCGCCCGGGTGGCGTGTTGGCGATGGTTGTCACCAACCGCTTCCTCGATGGTCAGTCAGCCGCGGCGCGAAACCTCATCGCGAAACAGGCCGATCTCGTCGCGGCAATTCGCCTGCCGAATAACGCGTTCCTCAAGAATGCAGGTACCGAGGTAACCACGGATATCGTCATTCTCCGCAAACGCCTTGCCGGCGAGGCACCATCGTCGAGCCAATGGCTTGGTGTGTCCGACTATCGCGGGCGTGACGGTAACGTGGTCCCGCTCAATGACTACTTCGTTGCGCATCCCGAGATGATGCTCGGCGAGTTCGGCGCGTTCGGCTCGATGTATGGGCCAGATGAGCCAGCGCTGATCGCGCGTGGGGGCCAGGACACGCCGGCCGAGCTCGCGAAGGCTATCCGCAGCCTTCCCGAAAACATCATGGTGGAGCCCGGTCACGTTGCCACAGAGACCGTGTCAGTGCCGGAGACGGTCAACGACGTGCAGGTTGGCTCGATGTTTGCGGCTCCGGATGGAACCATCCACCAGCGCCTTTCCGATTCAATCGGGCAAGCGCAGTCTGCTGCCGTTGCTTTCCCGAATGAGACGGCAAAGGAACGTGTGTCGGGCATGGTGCGCGTGCGTGACGCCTTCGCCCGGCTGCGTCGTGCGCAGATTGACGAGAAGGCTACCGACCAGCAGATCGAGAACCTCCGCAACCGGCTCAACACTCTCTACGACGGGTTCGTCAAGAAACACGGCCCGATCAATGCGGACGCCAACAAGCGGCTGTTTCGCGATGATCCCACTTGGCCCCAAATTTCGGCACTGGAGCAGGGTTTCGATAAGGGTATCAGCGCTACCGTTGCGAAGGCGACCGGCGAGAAGGCAACGCCAGCATCGGCGCAAAAAGCAGCGATCTTCTCGAAGCGAACCCAGCAGCCGTACCGCCGCCCGACGTCGGCCAGCAGTGCCAAGGACGCTCTCGCGACCATCCTTAATGATCTTGGCCGGGTTGATCTGGACGCAATGTCTCGGCTCTACGGCAAGCCCTCGGACGCGATTGTCAGCGAGCTTGGCCCACTTCTCTATAAAACCCCGTCGGGCGCATATGAGACGGCGGACGCCTATCTCTCCGGTAATGTGAAGCAAAAGCTCGCCGAGGCGGAGCGCGCCGCCGAGCAGGATTCGGACTTCCGCCGGAACATCAACGCTCTGCGTGACGTGCAGCCGGCCGATATCGAGGCGATCGACATCGATGTTAAGCCCGGTTCACCCTGGGTGCCGGCGAAGCACATCGAGGACTTCATCAAGCATGTTGCTCAGTCCTCAGTGAAGCCGAAGGCCTACTATTCCGCAGCGAATGCCAAGTGGGTGCTCGACGTTCCGTCGCCCGCTTCGGCGGCTCAGACACAATGGGGCACCGATCGCGCCAGCGTTGACACCGTCCTCAGTGCGGTGATGAACGGTCAGTCCATCACGATCTCAGACCGGATGAACGACGGCACGACGGTCCTCAATCAGCCGGCAACCGAAGCAGCGAACGAGAAGGCGGAGCGCGTAAAGGCGGAATGGCGCCGTTGGTTGTGGGATAATGACGCCCGCCGCGATGAGCTGGCGCGGCTCTACAACGACACCTTCAACACCGACGTCATGCGAAGCTTTGACGGCGGGCACCTCACGCTGCCGGGCAAGGTTGGTGACGACATCATTTCCTTCCGGCCGCATCAGAAGAACTTCGTATGGCGGTCGCTGCAATCCGGAACGGCATTGGCCGACCATACCGTGGGCGCGGGTAAAACCTTCGCCGCAATCGCGTCGGCGATGGAAAAGCGCCGCATCGGCCAGGCACGCAAGCCCATGTTTGTCGTACCGAACCATCTCGTTGGGCAGTGGGCGGCGGATTTCGTTCGCCTCTATCCGGGCGCGAAAGTTTTGGCCGCCACGAAAAAGGATTTCGAGAAGGATAACCGCAAGCGGCTATTTGCCCGCGTCGCCACCGGTGACTGGGACGCCGTCATTGTCGCCCACTCCTCTTTCGGCAAGATCGGGATCGACCCGAACTACGAAAGCCGATTCATCCAGCAACAGATGGATGATCTCGAACAGTCCATCGGGGAGCTGCGGCGTAACACCGGCGAGAAGTCGCGGAACGTCGCCCAGCTCACCAAATGGCGCGACAACCTCAAGGCCAAGATGGAACGGCTGCTGGATGCCGGCAAGAAGGACGATGGCCTCACGTTCGACGAGCTCGGCGTTGACGCCCTCTATGTCGACGAGGCGCATGAGTTCAAAAACCTCGCTTTCGCCACATCCATGAACCGCGTTGCCGGTCTCGGCAATCAGGCGGGCAGCCAGAAGGCGTCCGACCTTTATATGAAGAGCCGGTTCATCCTCGAAAAGACCGGCGGCAATAACGTGGCGTTTCTCACCGGAACGCCGCTCAGCAACACCATGGCCGAGATGTTCACCGTTCAGCGGTACCTCGACGAGAAGGCGCTGCGCAATCTCGGTGTCGCGCATTTCGATGCCTGGGCAAGAGTGTTCGGCGAGGTAGTCAGCGATTGGGAGCTCTCGCCGAGCGGTCAGTACAAGCTCAACAGCCGGTTCGCCAAGTTCGTGAACATGCCCGAGCTGATGCAGCGCTATCTCAGCTTCGCCGACGTCATCACCAACGACGACATCAAGGCGCAGCTGGCTGCGATCGGCAAGAAGCTGCCGCTGCCGAAGGTGAAGGGCGGCAAGCCGACGAACATCACCGTCGAACGCTCGCCAGATCAGGCAGCCTTCATTGGCGAGGGCAAGGCAGACGAAAACGGTAACCTCGAGTTCCCGAAGGGCTCCCTCGTGCACCGCGCCGAAAATCTGCCGAAGAAGGCGGAGAAGGGCGCCGATAACATGCTGAAGGTTATGTCGGATGCCCGCAAGGCGGCGCTCGACATGCGCCTGATCGATCCCGCTTATTCGGATCATCCGGGCTCGAAGGTCCATGTCTCCGCCGACAACATCAAGCGCATCTACGATCGCTGGAGCGGGGACCGCGGCACGCAGCTGGTGTTCATCGACCTCTCGACGCCGAAGAAGGCTCGCGCCCGTGAAGAGGCGGAGCTCCGTGCCCTGATCCAGAAGGCAGACGAGGGCGACGAGGCGGCGCAGGAAAAGCTCGACAACATGTCGCCCGATGACTTCCTCGCGCTGCAGAGCACGTTCTCGGTCTACGATGATCTTCGCGAGAAGCTGATTTCCCGCGGCATCCCTGCCGATGAGATCGCCTTCATCCACGACGCCAACACCGAGGCGCAGAAGGAAGAACTGTTCGGAAAGGTCCGATCAGGCCGCGTCCGAGTCCTTCTCGGTTCAACGCCGAAGATGGGCGCCGGCACCAACGTTCAGAACCGTCTCGTTGCGCTCCATCACCTCGATGCGCCGTGGCGTCCGTCCGACCTCGAACAGCGCGACGGCCGTGGTATCCGCCAGGGCAATGAGCTCTATGGACAGGATCCGGACAACTTCGAAATCGAAATCCTTCGCTACGCGACGAAGAACACCCTCGATGCGCGCCAGTGGCAGGGCATCGAGGCGAAGGCTCGGTTTATCCAGCAGGTCCGCAAGGGCAATCTGAAAACCCGCGAGATCGAGGACATCGCCGGCGAGGCAGCGAACGCGGCCGAGATGAAGGCTGCGGCCTCCGGCAATCCTCTCATTCTCGAAGAGATGGAAACCCGCCGTAAGCTCCGCCAGCTTGAAGGCCAATCGGTCGAGCACGATCGCGAACAGCACCGTATCAAGGGCAAGATCAGGTCGCTCAAGCAGGAGGCCGACGAGATCGAAGCGCGCTCGATCTCCGTGCAGAAGGATGCGGAGCGGGCGGAGGCGATTGCCGACAAGCCATTTGAGGCGACGATCGGCGGTCAGAGCTTCGATAAGCCGAAGGAATTCGGTGCCGCAATAGCCGCGGCCATGCGCAAGGAGCTGATCGACCACGCCGGCGACACGGAACTCGGTAAGTATGGCGATTTCACGCTGTCGATCGAGCACCAGTATGATCGGGCGTTCGAAGTCACGGTATCTGGCGATCGTGACTATCAGGTGCACGTCCAGGATGCTGCCGACGTTGACGCGACCGGTCTCGGCATGCGCGTGATCAACACCGTCAAGAAGCTCTCGACGGTGCCCCAGTTGGACCGCGATCGCGCGACAGAGGCGAGGGGGCAGATCCCGGCGCTTGAAAAGCAACTCGGCCCGTGGAAGCACGCCGAAGAGCTCACAGACACATCTGCGCGCCATCGCCGTATTCTCGATGCACTGAAGCCAAAGCAGAAGGGTGCTGCAAACGCTGCCGTGGCAAAGCGCCCCGATCCAGTTGTTCGTGGCGACGGCCGGTTCAAGGAGGCGCAGGCTCCGGAGCGTGGCGAGGGCGAGAGCTACGCCGATTGGGCCCGCCGCATTGTCATGGAGAATGGCCGATCGAGCGGTCACGAGTATCTCGTTGCGATTGACGATGACGGTTCGACGATTGAGTTCGGTACGGCCGGCGATCCACGCTACACCGGCATGAGCAACAAGCTCGCCTCGGCAATGGCGAACCCGGATCGCAGCCTGGTGCTCTATCATAATCATCCGGCCGACACGCCGCTTAGCGCCCAGGACATCGCCGCGACCGTTTACCCCGGCGTGCACCAGATCTACGCGCTCGGGCATAATGGCTACGATACCGTTGGTGGCATGACATCCGCGGCAAGGGACTATCTTTCTGCCAGCCCGAATATCACGCGGGACAGCCTCACCTTCTCGAACAATCTTGCGACGATTTCCTATGAGGTCGAGCCCTATCTCGCCAACCTCGTGAAGGAGCGCCGTATCACCGAAGCACAGGCCAAAGAGGCATTCCATCACTTTGCAGCGATTGTGGCTAACCGAGCCGGCATCATCGACTTTTCAACGAGCAGGCCTTATAACCCGTCAATTGTTCCGGGGCTTGATCGGAAAATTGACGAAGCCGCTCTGAAACTCGCGAGGGCATTCTTCAAAAATGGAAAACCAGATCCAAGCAGTCCAGGGACTAATCGATCCTCCAACGCCGTTCGACACGTTGCAGGCATGGAAGGATTGGGCTCAGTCGATCAGCAAGTGGCCGGCCCACGATCCGCAGCGACAGGTCTTTCTGAAGCAAGCACGCCAGATGATTCAGGAAAAGTCGAAGGGCGAAAGCGCGTAACCGAAACGCGCGTCGTCAAGGAGCTCAATGGTAAGCTCATCGACATCCAGCCGACACTCCTGAAGACGGTCCCGCTGAACTATTTCACGGAACTCGCCCGGCCGAACATGACCGCTGTCGGAGACTACCTCCGCGTCAAGCGCCTCATGGACGCCTACCGTGGCACGAAGCATGCCGCCGCCGACGAGATCGCCGGGGAGTGGCTGAAATATGCCCGCCTCGGTTTCCTCGGCAAGGACAAGAGCCGGGCCCAGGAATTGGCGAACCTGATGCACAACAGCACGCTTGCTGGCGTCGATCCGAGCAAGACTGACGAGGAGACCACGAAAAAGCCCGGATATGAGCTGCTACGGAAGCAGTATATGGCGATGCCGGAGAAGGGCAGGCAGCTCTATCGGAGTGTCCGCGACGCCTACAAGAAACAGGCGCTCGAGCTCGACGATATCCTTCTCGATAATGTGAGGAAGGCCCAGCAGATCGCCCACGATCGCGCCGAGGCTCGCTATCGCAAGACCATGGAGAAAATCAGGGACAGTGGACTGACGGGCATCGATCGGCGCAATGCCGAAGAAGATGCAGCAAGTGCACACAAGGCGGAGACGACGAAGGCCACGTGGGCGGCGAAGGCCCGGCTGACGAAGATGCGCATCGCGTTCGAGGCAAGCCGCGTCGAAGAGCCCTATTTCCCGCTTGGCCGCTTCGGACGGTATTTCGTCACCCAGCGCGATATTGACGGCAGGGTTTTGAGTTTCTCGAAGTTCGAGACGGCCGCGGCCCGTGACCGTTTTGCGGCGGAGCTGAGCCGTGGTGCTGGCGGCGCCAAGGTCGAGGTGGGTGTGATGGAGGCGGGGAGCGATCTTCGCAAAGCCATGGATCCGCGCATTGTTGCCGAGATCGAAGAAATTCTCGGTGGCGCAGGCGTCGGCAACGACATCATGGATCAGATCTGGCAGCGCTATCTGGAAAGCATGCCGGACCTTTCGGCTCGCAAGCGTTTCATCCATCGCCAGGGCACCGCAGGCTTCACCGGCGACGCGTTGCGGGTGTTCTCGTCGCACATGTTCCACAGCGCCCACCAGATCGCGCGGCTGAAGTACGGGCTTGAGTTGCAGGAGCTCACCGGTCAGGCCATGGATCAGGCAAAGGAGAGCGACGATCAGACCCGTGGCGTTACGCTCGCCAACGAGCTGTCGAAGCGCCATGAGTGGGTGATGAACCCGACCGGCAGCAAGGTCGCGCAGACCATGACGAGCACTGCCTTTGTGTGGTTCCTCGCAGCCTCACCGGCCGCTGCCGCCGTCAACATGACGCAGACTGTTATGCTCGGCCTGCCGATCCTGTCGGCGAAGTTCGGCAGCTTCGCCAAGGCAGGCGCGGCGCTCGCGCAGGCGTCCATGGATACGGTCAGAGGCCGCGGCTCGATCGTCAACGGCAACCTCTCGAAGGACGAAAAGGCAGCGATCAAGGCCTTCTATGAATCGGGCCTGATCGACCGGACGCAGAGCCACGATCTTGCAGGCGTCGGCGAGACCGGTGTGGAGTACACGCCGCTGCGGGCCCGGGTGATGGGTGTTATCTCCTGGGCGTTCCACCGTGCCGAGGTCTGGAACCGAGAAGTGACGGCGCTGGCGGCCTATCGCATGGCGCGTGACGCAGGCGAAACGATGTCGGCGGCGATCGACACCGCGCACGATCTGACGTGGAAGACGCACTTTGACTATGCGAACTCCTCCCGGCCTGCCGTGTTGCAGAACGACCTTGCCAAGGTCGCTCTCGTCTTCCGCCAGCACAACATCAACATGCTCTATCGGCTGTTCCGGGATGTTCAGCAATCCATGAAGGGTGAAACCGCCCAGGCGCGCAAGGAGGCGCGCTATCAACTCGCCGGCGTCGTCGGCATGATGTCGCTGATGGCGGGCGTCTCGGGCACCGTTGGCTTCCATCTGCTGATGGGGCTCGCCGGTATGGTGTTCGGCGACGATGACGATCCAATGGATTTCGAAACGCAGTTTAAGGCCAACGTCATTGATATCCTCGGGCCCGAGCTCGGTGGCGTAGTGTTGAATGGTGTGCCAGGTCACTACCTCGGCATTGATCTTTCGAGCCGGATCGGCATGCCGGACTTGTGGTTCCGTTCTCCGTCTCGCGACCTGCAGGGCAAGGACGAGTACCAATACTGGCTCACGCAGACGCTCGGCGCGACTGCGGGGCTCGGGGAGACGCTCTACACCGGTGGCAGCCTGATCTATGACGGCGATGTTGCCCGTGGCATTGAGATGATGGCGCCCAAGGCGATTCGCGACCTGATGAAATCCTACCGCTACGCCAGCGAAGGGCTGGCGACCATCGGCGGGGATCAGGTGCTGCCGGCCGATGAGATGGGCTATCATGACATCGTTGCGCAAGCGCTCGGCTTCAACCCGGCAAGGGTCGCGGAGACGTGGGACCGTAACACGGCATTGAAGAACGCGGAGCGGCGCGTGCTCGACGAGCGTCAGCGCCTGGTCAACAAGTTCGCGATGGCAGCCATGTCACAGGATGATGGTGCGATCGATGATGCCGTGAAGGCGATCGAGAAGTTCAACGCGGCGCCGGTACATGGTGGGGTGGCAATCACGAAGGACACCCTGCAACGATCGCTGAAAACCCGGGCCAGCAATTCGGCAAAACGGGAGGATGGCGTCCTGATCCGCAACAAGATCCTCAGCCTTCGCCTGCGAGAGAGCTTGGCTGACCCCGTGTATCGGTGACCGCTTTACAACCGTTGCGGAAACAAGCATCTTCTCCCCAAAACGTGAAAGGGGAGAAGATGTTGAAATCGATCGCCGCTGCAACACTTATCGCGGCATGGGCAGGCGCTGCTTCCGCATCCTGCGTCGGAACGCAAACGTTTGCGACATGCTACGACGGCACGAGCGGCAATTCGTATACGATCCAGCGCTACGGAAACACCACGCAAATGCAGGGCACCAACGCGCGAACAGGGTCCAACTGGTCGCAAGAGACTTACGACCACGGGGATACGACGTTTCAATATGGTCGAGACAGCCGAGGCCGAAACTGGTCGACGACCTGCGTCAACGGTCAGTGCTTTTAATTATGCCTGGAAATATTTCAGCGCGGCAGTGACGAGGGCATTTTCAAACTTGCCCATCCCGTCGACCCGCAACGCACTCCGCAGACACTCGAGCGCGCCTTCGCGTGTCAAAATACTTGGCGGAGACGACGAGACTTCCCGCTCTATCTCCTTCCACTCGTCCGTGTCGTTTTCCAGCGACATCGTATGCTGCCGAAGTAATCCGATCACGGGTTCGGGCGTACAAGTGGCGGAGGCTTTTGTTGGAGCTAAAAGGGCTAATCCCGCTGGAGGCACTGCCGAAAGAAGCGTTCTACGCGTGATACAAGCACTGTCTGGCATTTCCGGCATTCCCCCTGACCGGGTAACTAACTACGGTCGAGTAACTAACGTTTTTTTCGACTTGTAATTTATTGGTTGCACAAATTAAGGGTCCCCACAATGGAAAAAATGCAACCTAAGAAGCGTGGGCGCCCGCCAACGGGAAAGGGAATTCCCGTTCAGGTGCGCCTGCAGGAAGATTTGTACGATGCGCTCGATAATTTCGCCAGTGCGACCGGGATAACGAGGCCGCAGGTCATTAAGCAAATCTTCACCCTTTGGGCCGAATCCGCGGACCTGATAGACAATCAGCACAGGGAAAACGGTGCGCCGGTTGTCGTGATGCTTCCCCGGGAAACCTTCCAAGCGTTTTGCAAGGCGAGAACGGAGTGTTTCCCACAGTCTGTAGACCGAGGGTCCGCCGTTGCCGACATGCTGGCCGAGTGGTTGAAGGAAAGGCACTACCTTCCAGGGTGAGGGCGCGGTCAAAGCTCAAATCTCAATCGTGTATCTGATTGAACAGATAAGATATACATGTTATTTAGTCAATGCGTATACACGATAAAGGGTGACGCTTGACAGACTTTCGTATACATGTAAGTCCCTCTAAAATGGGGCGCAAGAAACAGTTCACCGAGCGTATTCAGTTGCCGTTGACCGAAGGTACGACGGAACGGATAGACGCATCTCTCGAAAAAGGTGAGGTGAGGCTTGACTTTATTCGCTCGGCGATTGAGCGCGAGCTGAAGCGGCGGGGCAAAACCAAAGAGCCTAAGCAGGCATCCTGAATTTCCTTTGAAATAAAACTGTTGAAAAACGCAAAAGCCGCGCAGGTTGCCCACCGCGCGGCTTTAAATTGAGTCCCTCAGGCCAACGATCACTTTGGGGCTGGGGTGAAATCAACATAGAAGGTGTCGCCAACTTCGAATGTGCCTACCAGCGAAGGATTGGCGATAAGCATGTCGAACGACACCGAGGGCGACCAACGAGCAAAGCTGTTGTTTTCGTCGCTCCCATCGGCAGGGTAGGGGCCATCGCTTTTTGCAACGCCGCTCAGTTGTAGACGCTCTGTGCCGCCTTGATTGGGGAATACAGCGCCCACGCGCACCTTCGCACGCATCTTTCTTTCATCGGCCATTGGGGTTCCTTTCGTTTGGCTTGAAATTACCGGCCGAGGCCGATCTGGTTCCGGCTGGAAACCGCTAGGGCGGACCCGAGGGATTCCGGCCACTGCTCGCGCGGAATGCCGTTGTTGAGGAGTTCCTGGGCGATGCGCTGCGGGTTCTCGCCGGATTTCACGGCTTCGTCTGCCGACTGTAGAAGGTATGTCACGTTGTCTTCGCGCGTTTGCTTGGGAGCCGGCTGCTGCGCCGAAGGCGTCTGCTGCGGTTGCTGCTGCTGGGGAGCAGCCGCAACCGGCTTGCCGGTCGCGGTGTCGACGATAACCTTCCGCGACGGTCCACTTGGTGCAGCCGATGCCACGGGGCCATCGGCGGACAATCCAGGCTGGCCGCCCTGCAGATCGATTTCCGAAGCGATCAGCTTCTCTTGCTCCTGACGCGAAAGATCATCGAACTTCGTTTCATTCCCGGCAATGCCGCCGTCCATACGTTTGCGAAGGGCTGAAATGGCATCGCCACGGGTCTTGTTCTCGCCAGTGCCGTATTGCTTGTCGATTTTCTTCTTCGCCTCGTACTGATCAAGGTCCTTGGCATCTTTCGCAGTCGCGGCCCGAGCCTCGACCTGGCTTTGCCACGCGGCTTCTGGATTGAGGAATGTCGCGATCAGCCGCGGCATGTCCGCCTTCTGGATGTCCTGTTCGACTTCCTTGCCATCGGGTGTCTTCAGACGAAGACGGTAGCCGGCGACGGAACCATCAGGCGCAGCGAGGTTATCGTGGCCGAGAACTTCGTATCCGTGATCGATGTAGCCTTTCATCTGACCGGCTTTCATCACGTCTGCCAGAGCGCCGTCAGTATCACCGGTTTGGGCCTTCAGGAGGGCACCCATGGCAAGCTTGCCGCCTGCCTTGGCTTCTGCGCTGTCGCCCCACGCCTGAACCTTCCGTGCGTTGTCCAGATCGCCATTCGCGATGTAGGTCTGCGAGAGCTTTGGCACTGCATAGCTCGACCAGAATGTATCGAAGTCGCCGGGTTGTTGCGTTCCGGCCTTCACGGCGGAATCGAACTTCTCCTGCGCCTGTGTCCCGATCGCGGCGATGTCCTGCCGCTGCTTCTCGTCACGGGCGTAGTCGGCGTCAGCGCGTGCATCGAGTTTCTTCTGCCGTTCAGCCTGGCCATCGAGATACTCGGAGCGCTTGCGCTCCTGCCGAATCTGCTGGCCCTTCTGATAGCCATCCATGAAGCCGCCAAGGCCGATTCCGATTGCGCCCAAGCTCATGCGGCCATCCTCACATCAGACTGTTGCTGCTTTGCCTTCTGCCGCGGAGCCGGGGTGTCGCCAAGACCGATGACGTCCGCCATGCGGACAACCTTCCGATCGAGATCCTGCGTCGCCTTCATCAGGATGCCGATCGCGTCCTGCACGGCGATGGACTTGCCGTCACCCTTGCCGGTTTCACGCTGGAAATCCTGCGCCATCGGGCCAACGTGACGGCCGCCGTCGCCGACGCCTTCATCATAGGTCCACTCAGTGACCGGCATGTTGTTGACCGCATCGAGCGCCTTGCCGTCGGCGATGTCCGCCTTGTCGTGCTTGACGTTCTCGTCGGAGGGGAAGGTAAACATAGAGGCGATGCCGCCGAGGAAGCTGCCGATACCTGCGGCGCCCTGCGCGTTGGCCTGCTGCTGGGCCTTCCACGCGTCGAGCTGCAACCCGTATTGCTGGTTGAGGGTGCTCGCCTGACCAGCGTAACCCTGCATCGCGCCGGAGTAGCCCTGGGATACGATGCTGGGCGCGGCGAGCGCCTGGGCATTGCTCGCCTGCGTGCCGCTGAGGGCGGTGCCGCTCGCTGCCACGCTGCTGCCAGCGCCCGCCGCGGCCTGCGCAGGCAGGCCTTTGCCGAGATTTACAACGTCAGCCTTGAGCGCAAGGCCCTTGTCGCGGACGCTCTGCCGCGCGGTGTTGGCGGCGCCGGCTTCCGCCAGCGTCTGGTTCATGTCGGTGGCCGCGGAGATGCCAGCGAAGCGGCCGGAGGCGGGGTTGATACCCATCGAGGCCGCATTGCGCTCATTGGCGGCGCGCGCGTTGGCTGCCGCCGTGGAGACATCGGCCCGCGCTTCTGCCGCCGCCTCCGCCTGTTTCTCGTCGGAGGCATAGTTCGTCGCCTCGTTGATGAAATCATCCTCGACCGGCTTGAACGTGGTGTTGTAGCGGTTTCGATCCTCACGCGCCCAGTTGGCCTGATCGGTCGCAAGTCCGAGCTGCTGCTGCTGCACCTGCGTCGTCAGCGCATCGAGCTCTTTCTGGCGATCCTGCGAGACGGAAAAGGCGTCTTTCGCGAAGCTGAGCCACTTCTCTCCGGTCTGCGCTTGCAGGAGAGCGGATTCGCCAATCTTCGGATCTGGATCGGGTGCGGACGTCGACGACTTGCCCATATGTGCCAACCTCGTGATGGAGGCCGCACTCTTGCGCGACGTGTTCGGGGCTTTATAGCAAAGCCCGGCCTAGTTTTCCAGAGAACCGCTCAGGGAGCCAGCGGCATTCGCGGCGGAGCATCCCGAATACGATAAGGTCCTCGCGATTGAAGCCAGCTTCGCGCATTCGGCCTTCTTCCGTAAAGCCGAAACCGCGGCAGAATTCAGCCGATGCAAGGTTTCCGGCAGACACGAAAGCATTGAGGCGAGGGTGGCCGCACTGAATGAATGGATAGGCAAAGACGCGGAGGATGAATTCGCGGGTAAGCCATTTCCCGGTGCCGTCGGACGCCACGCTGATCCAACACCCTGTCGTGGTGAAGGCGTCGAACACGACCACGCCGAGATAGTCATTTTCGTTGCGAACGCCAATGGCCCGCGCATCATCCCGGAATCGGCAGTTGTGCCCGATTTTCTCCTCGGCCCAGGCGATCATCTCGTCCGATCGGTCGTATACGACTTCCTTCACCGGATCTGCCTCTTCTGGATCGCCAGGGCAAGCGCGTTCAAAGCGGCATTGGTCGCGCGCACGTCGCGAACCAAAGAGTTGAATTGGTCCATCGTCGGCGCCGCGGCGATAGTATCCGTCTGCATCTCCGGTAGCTTTAGAATCTCAGTGAAGTCCTCGATCCGGACCGCAGCCTTGCTTCGATCGCCGGCGCGGGCGCCCGCGAGAACTTCGAGCATTTCCTGCAGGCGGGTACCTTCGAATTTCGTGCTCATGCTGCGTTCCGTAGTTCATCGACGGTGCCGGCGATGATGATTTGAGTGATCTGGACATTGGCGGTCACATCAACTTCCCAGCAGCGCGCCTTGAAGCCGGCGGGAAGCCGCAGAACCCTGCCGGCGACGTGCCCGGAATACACCAGCTTCTTGTCCGCATAGACGTTGAACGTGATCTCGCCGTAGTCGGGGATCGTGAGCAGCGCATCCTCGTTCACCGCCTCGGCGTTGATGGCGTAGTCGTTGATCGACGACACGAGGGCGCCGGAGGCAATGATGGCGGTGTTCTGCGCAATGATCGCCGCTCGCTCTGCCTCGATGTTGGCCTGAGACTTGAGCGAGGCGCCATCGCCAAGGTCTATCAGCGCCGCCCCGAAATTCACGGGTTGCGTCAGCCAGAACTCTTTCGAGCGCCAGTAGTAGGTTTCCGGGGAGCCGTCGGGCGAGTCGAAGAGCCGGATGTTGGTTTCACCCGGCCTCTTGAAATAGAGGCCTTCATCCTCGAGCGAATAGAAGGTGGCATCGGCAACTTCGTTTGCCCTGACGAGATATTGCGCTGCGTTTACATTGATGAGCAGCGCTCCTTGCAGGCGAGCACCCGAGGCGTCAAGCGTGTTGTAGAACAGGACGTAGTTGCCGGCGTGCTGAGCTCCGACAATTGTGCTCGGTGACAGCGCAAGCCAGGCGTCACGGTCGAACAGGTCGCTCGTCGCGAGGTTAATCGAACCGTCAGCCTTCACCGCAATCAAACCGAGGTTCGAGGGGTAGCAGATCGCAAAACCAAGGTCCGCGACACCGCGCGAGTTGATGCAGGGGAAGTTAGCTTCTAATTTTAGGCTCTGCATCGTGTCCGGCGTGGAGCCTGTCATAAGATAGGGTTGACCTGCAGTCATGACGATCAGCGATGTGCCGATGGCGCGGAGCGCTACGATCTCGCTATCGCAGGTCATGGCGTATTTTTCCGGCCAGGCGTGCGGTCGGTATGGTTCGCAGAAATAGACGTCGCGCCCGGAGAAAGCGGCCATCATGCCGTTCGGCATTGCGATCAGTCCGTCAAGGGTGTCCGGTGGTGGCGTCCAGTCCGCCGATGGAAGCGGCTCCTGAAAGGCGTCTACCGCAACGGTGTCGGAAAAATTGGCGTTGGTCGCGGTTCGTTCGGCGATTAGATAGAAATACGTGCCGCTCGAACCTGTTTGCGAGCGATAGATCCGCTGTTTCGATATTGCACGACCGGCAGGCGTGGTGGCAAAGCCGGATAGGGTGACCGTGTTCCCCGGCTTCCAGTCGATGATGTTCGACGCGGGGCAGGGCGCCGATTCCTCGCCGAAATCAGTCACCCAAGTGTAAACATAGGTCCGGCTCTGCGTGTCACCGGAACCGGTGCCTCCAAGCGTTGCCGTCAAAGCTGAGGATGGGCGATCAATGGCGAGTTCATAGACCGTCGAATCGATGCGCATCTTCGGTACGCCATCGCCGGTGAAATATAGCCTGTCTTCCGCGACCGGCCCCGGTGCCGCAGATACATCGCCGACCCATGACAGCCATTCCCCCTGGTGCCGGCAAATCGTACGGTCGCTCGATGCGCTGGCGGACGAACCGCTGCTCGTGGGTTTATTGGCTGGGGTCAATGCACCGTCATTGAGCCGTGTGTTGAATGCTGCCTTTGCCGCCGTTTCCGGCAGCAATCGGGCCGTGATCAGCGGCTTCTCACCCGCGAAGGCAGCAATCTTTACGACTGGCATTTAGACCACCGTGGGCCAATAGGTTGGATTTGTTGCGAAATCGGCAGGCGTCGGTGACATGTCCTTAATGGCGCGGGCGGCGAAGATATGCGCCTGCTTATGCGTCATCGCCGCTTTGCCGAACACGAACATCGTCTGCGCATCCATCGGATGCATGACGTTTGCGGCGTCGATCCATTGGAAATCACTATCCCCGCCATGCCAGCGATAGTCGCCCGTCTGTGCCCCCGACACAATTGCCGCAAGAGCCGCCGTCGATGCGCCCATGATATTCTCACGGTCTTCTGTACGGGATTGGAAGAGAGCGCCCTGGAAGATAAACCCCGCCCCGATCCGGCGGTCTCGTTCTACGTCCACTTCGCTCAGCGTCGGCGCCGGTGACGAGTATTCGGGAATTATGTTCCCTGCGTCTTCCCATTCGGCGATCAACTGGCGATGTCTGTTTCCAGCATCATCTGGAACGGTGATTGTTTCACCGTCGATAATGCAAACGATGTATCCCGCTGAGTTGCGGCCGATGATGTCAATCATTGTTAAAGCTCCGCGTCGCCATAAACAGGAACGCCGACTACCCATGTGGCGTTTACAGTGCTTCCGATGCCGGACGGTAAACCGCCAGCACCGCTAAATCCGCTGATGTGGATGCGCCCAAAAGTTATGCCGGTCGTGAAGACATACTGAGCCTCCCCATCCGCCCATCCTAAATTCGCGACGTAACCGAGTGCCGGGAGAGCTCTCATTCGTACTGGAAAATTGTAGCTAAATCCCAACGCGCCGTTTGCATCAATGGTGCGTCTTGAAGCTTTAGCCACGACAAATTCATACCAAAAGTAACGGCGGATCAGAGCCAGTTCCAGTACATTTGGGCGAGGACTGAAAGGATCGCTTTCGCTTGAGGCGTCGCCTTCCACTAGCGACATATGCGATAGCTCGTAGTTTCCCGCCTGGCGCGGTGTCAGCGTCCACGCTAACTCAAGATAATCGCCGCTTGTTCCGAGCGTCTTACCGGCGATAGTGGGGATCGCAAACAGGGCTTTTCTGGATTGTGTAGCGGCGTTGTAGATCGTGGCAACATCGAGGGAAGCTGCCCCTGTCGTCACGGAAGGTGATGGTGAGCCTCCCGTTCCAAAGTTTTGAACAATTTCGCACGCCAGCACTTCGGCGCCTGCCGGGCCTGTGAAATACCCGCGAGCTGATGCAGCAGATCCAGACAATGTATCAGAACCTTCGACGCGTTGGGCAACACGGAGAGTTCCAGAGGTCGGTGCTGTCGCAAATGCAGCACGCATTTTGAATTTTGGCGACCCCGGCACGCCGGATTGGCCCAACGTATGGAGTTGCTGTGAAATCACGACAGCTTGATTGGTGTTGTTGGTAATTCGCCAGCGGTCAAGCACATAAGCGCTCGCCCCTGCCGCAACCGATACCCCTGTCGTCGGAGCAATGCTTTGCGCCGAAGCGCGTTCGTAGAAATAGAAATCACCATTTAAAAGCTTGTTTCGAAGGCCACCGAGAGGACCATCGTTGAGGGTAGCGAGCTTACGGAGGTCATTCCCATTCATATCGATGTCGCCGGCCATCGTGCCGCCGGCCAAGGGAAGCAACGTCGTGAGTGCCGTCGCAATCTCGGCAAGCGTGTCAAATGCCGAAGAGACGCCGCCTTTGATTGCGCTTATTGCTGTGTCGACATAAGACTTCGCAGCTTTCTGCGTCGCGACCTTTTGGTCACTATTGTTAGCCAGCGTGCCGTCAGTGTCGAGGGCACTGACATCCACCTTCGCGTCGATCGCGGCGGCAGTCTGGCGCAGATCACACTTTGAGCCAGCTGCAAAGGATCGTGCTGTGGTGCCTTCCTGCCCGCGCACAATTGTAAGAATCGCGCCAGCACGCCCGGTGACCTTCACAATCTCTAAGTTTGCACTGGCGTCGACAATCGTCAGGGGGAACCAGTCCCCGGCACCCAACGTCGGAAATTTCGAGGCATCTCCCGACGCCACGCTGAGGCTGGTGTCGCCGGCCGTGATAGCGCCAGCAAGAGTTGAAACGGCGTTGTTGGCAACCTTTAAAGCCATCTCAAGGCTCCCTGATTTTGAGGATTGCGGAGACTTGCTTGGTTCGACCCTGAAGGGTCGAGATAGTAACGGTAACAGCGCCGTGGTCGCCATCGGCGCCAGCAGCGATCCAGATTCGGGCAACCGCGTCCGAACTATCGATATGATCGACTACTGCGGTCGTTCCCTGCAGCAGGGCATCGGCGCTGGTGATGCGGTCGCCGGATGGCAGCCAGCGGCTGAAATTGAAATCGAAATCGAGAAGGTCAGTCGGTGCCTTGGTGATGACGTCGACGCTCATTGAATCGCCTCCCGATCCAGCGGCACGACAACGGCGCGGCGTTCCGGACCGATCAAAACGGAGCGGTCCTCACGCATCACGGAAACCAGCCTGTAGTCCGACACTCTGACAATGCGTGCCGGCTGGGTGGCGCGTAGTGCCCGCCACGCAGGGGTAGCTCTGCCGACGAATCGGACAGATACCGCAAACTCGTTCGACACCCGTCGGACCAACAACATTTCCATGCTGGCTGCGATGTTGATTTTTGCGACGAGCACGGGGCGGCGAAGCAGGACACATGTAGCATCCAGGGCGGTGAAACCATGCGCGTGTGGGGTGACACGGCGAAGCAATCCAGCCTGAAAGTCGACCAAGACCGAAATGTCGGCGCCCATGCCTCGGCGGGGGATCACGACAGCCTCGGAGGCAATCGAGACCGTGACGCCCGAATCCATCTCAAGCACGAAGGTGCCCGCATCGATCGCGAGCGCATTCATTTCGCTGCCGTTGATCGAGCCGTGGGACAACATCAATCCACCTCGACTTCGAGCGCGCCGGCGTGCAGCACGCCTTCATCCGACGGCTGATACGTTTTTGACGACGAAAGCGCGTCATGGAACAGCAGGTTTCCACCGGTGGCGGCATCCCAAATGCCGAAATGCGTCACTGTGACTGGGCTGGCACCGTTATTGGCAGCCCAAAGCATTTCCTTGAGATTGGCGCTCAATTTCGCCGCAGCTGCGCCAAAACCCGTAGCAATCGCGCCGCCCTGTGCAGCGTCGAGCCGAACGTAAGCGGGCCACGCGACGGTTGTGACTTCGTTTGCACCGGCGTCGCCTGGATCGGCCGTGTGAAGCGACACATAGACCCGCGTCGGGGGCGTTACCGCGACGCCGCGTAGGAACTGGTTGAGCAATGCGTTGCCGAGATAAGTGCTAGCGGGCATCAGAGATATGCTCCCTTTGTGCGGAGCCGGGCGCCTTGCTGGCCTTTGGCTGCCTTGGTTGCCAGATAGTCGAGCCGCCCCTCGAACCACGAACGATGATCGAGGCCCAGCTGCGGATTGTCGGAATTGGGGTCCGTAAGGATTGCTCCGGCGGCACCACGGCCGATTTCATTTGCATAGTCGTTGAGCAGGAACGCCGGCAGTGACAGAGCATCACGTGCTGGCTTCAGAATCAGACGGATGCTCATGCTCCCGGTGGCGCGAGGAACGACGGTGACCGTGTTCGGCTCGAGCTGGGTTACGTAGCGGGCGGCGCCGCTCGAATCCTCCGTGATCGACCAAGTGGGGTCGTTGGCGTCGAGCCAAGCAACGGTCCTTGGCTCAAGTGCGACACCATCGAGAAAAGCTGCTTCGATGCGCTCGATGTCGGCATCCCTGATGGTGCAGACACCTTGCATGTCCGGTGCGGTGATCGGGAAGCTATCGCTCTCGCGCCAGATTTTCAGGCGGGAGCAGAGTTCGCGTGCTGCCATCAGGATATGGCGCTGTGCGACGATATCGCTGGCGTTCGGAGCGTATCGCAACACTTCCGGCAGGAAGTCGTCGATGTCGAGCATTCGCGTCATTTACTTCCTCCCCGGGCTCGTCGCGCTCTCGACCTGAGAGCGGAGACCGATGGCGGTTGCGAATGCCTGGTAGTGCGTGACGGCGCGTTGCGGCGAAGCCGCAGGATCTTCCTTGCTGAAGGCGCGGTACATCACATAGTCAAGCAACGCCGGCTGGTACTGATCGGCGATCCCGACCTCAATTTCCCATGTTGCCAAGGACGTTTCATCGCCCTCATGACGATCGACGATGGTCTCCGGCAGCTTCGCCACAGCCGCGTCCACTTGGCCGGTGCCGTCATTGCCCGGGTACACGAAGTATTCGCGCGGCAGGCCTGCGTCGAAGACGAACTGCCGGACCTCCTTGCGGAAAGGGACGTAGGATGGATCGTGCCAGCGCGGCTGGTTGGAATCGAGCTCGGCGCGCGATGCTGACCTAATGGCGCGGCCGGCTGCACCGTTGATACCTTCGACGTTTCGGAGGATATCGAGCAGCTGAAGGATGCTGGCATCATCGGGCAGCTTCTGCTTGGTTCCTTTCTCCAGCGTAAGCGTCATCGTCACACTCGACGCGGAGGGCTTTACTACCACAATCGCGCGCACGCCTTCATCCAGCCAGCCGGCGAGTTCAGCCAGCGGCCAGCGCACATGCTCCTCATCGAGGAGGAGGATGGCGGCGCTCGAGATGATGGCGCTTGCGAACATCAGTTGCCTCGACGCTTGTCGCGGCGAACAACGGGAGTGCGCGTCGGCTGGGGTGGCGTGGCGTCGGCTGCCGGTTCGGCCTGAGCTTCCTGAATTTCAGGAGCAATGATGTAGTGCTCCACCGAAAGCAAAACGGTCATGTGAGTGATGTTGTGGACTTCGGCCACGTAGCGGCCGTGCTTGTCCACGCGAAAGTCGTAAGTGTTGTCGCCGACGACGGGCTGGGCTGGACCAAGCTTGCACTGAATTAGCGGCATGTGTCTCCCCTGAAAGAAAACAGGGGGCTCGGAAATACAGAGCCCCCTTTCAAAGCTGAAAGCGGGTGCCGCTTACCCTTCGATGAGAAGGGTCAAGCCGATCTGGCCAGCAACGAACGTTCCCGCTGCGGTCGCGATCTTTACGCCGATGGATCGATCGGCGCCGGTCCTTACAGTGCGGAACGCCGTCTTGAGCGTTGGGCGAGCGCTGCCGCCAGCCTGGCCGAGGTTCAGGCCCGAGAAGAACTCGGCGCCGACGGTGCGCGCGCCGTTGTTCTCTTGCCACGCACCGGACATGATGCCGATGTCGAAAAGCAGGGCTGTGCCGCTATCCAAATCGTCCGTGTCAACGATCATGTCGACGACGCGGGCTCCCGCCGGGATGAGGGCGAGCTCGAGGATATCGTTGAGGGCCGGTGCTGCTGCGAAGTCATGAAAGAAGCGGTGTGCAACAACGCCGCCGGCGAAGGCCGGGAAAGGCGGGATGATGAGGCCCTTTGCATATTTGCTCTGAATGAGCGCCATTGATTTTCTCCTGTAAACTCCGACTGCCGGAGCGCGCTAACTGGAAAGAGAAAGCGCGGCCCGAGAGCCGCGCGCCTGACTTACGAGTTCGGGTCCTTTGCGGCGGTGTCCAGCGCCAGAAGGCCAAAGTCCTTGCCGTTGAAGCGCGTCTTCTTGACGCCAGCGATCACGCCTGCGGAGATCACGGGTTCGTTGCCGTGGTCCTGCATTTCTTCAGTCCATGTGAAGCGGAAGCCGCCGGTCGAGCCGAAGGCCACGACGCCTGCCTGGCGTCCCATGAACAGGGCACGAGCAGCGTTCACGTTGCCGCCAGCGCCGAAGTCGGAGAAGCGGATCACGTCCTCGTGCTCGTGAAGCACGACGTTGTTGATCATGCCGAGGCCGCCCTTGAAGATCGGGTTGTTGCGCCCTTCGGCCGTTGCTGCAGCCTTCTGGATTTCCAGCCAGCCGCCCTGATCGTTGGTGCGCAGGTCATAAGACTGGAACTTGCTCATGACGCAGACGTAGTGGGATTCGCCGTTGATCATCAGCGGCATCATCTGCGCGTTCTCAGGTGCGACGGCAGCCATCATGCTTGCCTTCGTGCCAGCCTTTTCGATCAGGCCACGCGAAATCTTGTCCGTCGCGTCGATCGATGCCTTGCTGGTTGCGTCGCCGCCGTAGAGGATGTGGTCGGTGTCGGGAGCCTGAATGGGGTTGGTCGCGTGACCGGTCCAGCTCGTGTCTTCAATGAAGTTCTCGTTGATGCCGCGGGCGCCGGCGAGATAAATGAAGATCATCTGGTCGATGAACTTGGACCAGTAGTCGGACAGGCGGTCCTTGCCGATCTTGCGGATGTTGTGGACCGTGCGCTTGCGGCTCATCTTGCCGCCAGCAGAAACGCCGTGGCGCATCTGGTCGATGAGGATTTGATCCGAGAAGAAGCGAAGGTTTTCTTCCTTGCCCTGCAGACGGTTGTCGCCGTATGTCGGCTTGCCGCGTAGCTGAACGGAAAGGTCGAAGGTGATGGTGTCGCCGGCGTCCGATTCCAGATCGGTAAGACGCTGGATCGCGTATTCGTCGCTTTCGCCGATGAACTTGCGGTCCCAGTAGCTCTTCGCGAATGTCGCGATGAAGAGGTTGCCGGACCACTTTTTCTGCGCCTTGGGATCACCAAAGCCGACGGTAACTGGGGCCATGAGTGCCAATCTCCTGAGTGAGGACAATCAGCACGTCTTGCGCAGTCACGCTCTAAATACTGGAAATAGCGTGTTGTTGCAATAACCGGCACATGATATTGAACCGGTGACTGCGCAAGAGGTGCAGCTTCTTCAACGGAGCTGCACTGATGACCGCGACAGCGCTGAAAAATCCCAAGCTTTTCTTCGACACAATCCGCGAGGACGGCGGCCTCTTTCGCGGCAGCATGTCGTCGTCGCAGGTTGCCGGCATCAATGCCATTCTGGCCGAGGACGCAAAGTTCAAGCAGGATCCTCGCTGGCTGGCCTATGAGCTTGCGACCGCGTTTCACGAGACGGCCCGCACGATGCAGCCAGTCCGCGAAACAAAAGCCGCGAACGACAACGCTGCCATCGCAATTCTTGATAAGGCTTTCGCAACGGGTCAATTGCCCTGGGTGAAAAGCCCTTATTGGCGCAAGGATGCTGACGGCAAGTCGTGGCTCGGCCGCGGCCTCGTCCAACTCACCCACAAGCGCAACTATGAAATTCTCGGCAAAGCTGTCGGTGCCGATCTCGTCGCCGATCCAGACCGCGCCATGGAAAGCCAGGTGGCGGTTGATATCATGTTCGTCGGCATGCGCGACGGGCTGTTCACCGGCAAGAGCCTCGCCGACTATTTCAACAGCAACAACACCGATTGGGTGAATGCCCGCCGCATCATCAACGGCGTCGAGAGTGCCGAGAAGGTCGCGGGCTATGCCAAGGCGTTCTACATGGCGCTGAAGAACGCGGCATGATCCAGAAGGCGCTCATCATCGCGTGCGCGCTGCTGCTGCTGGCTTCGGCCGGTGCCGGGCTTGTGGCCCACAGCCGCGGACAGACCATCGACACCCTGACGGCCGAAAAGGCTCTCGTCGACCGGAAGCTCTACGAGGCAAATGCCGATATCGACGTGTCCGAGGCCAACCACAATCGAATCGTCGCAGAGAAGGACGCGCTTCTCTCAACCGAACGGACCAAGGCCAAAGCCGAGCGCGACATCGCCGTCTTCATGGCTGGCATAAAAAAGGACATCCAAAATGCTCCGGATAGCACTGCGTGCATCGGCAGCGCTCCTTTTGGCGCTCTCCTCGACGGGCTGCATCTCTTCGAGCAACAACAGGGTGACGGTCAGCCGCGCGACGATCGAATACCAGGCGCAGGACAATCCGGAGAGCCAGTTGCAAAGCCCCGCACTCCCAAAGGTCCCATCAAAGAACGCATCGGATCGGGACCTCGCTGAGTTCGCACGCGTTTCATATGAAGGGCTTGCAAGCTGCAAGATCACGATCGACAGCTACAAGCAGTTTCGGCGAGCCACAGGGGGATTGCCTAAGTGAACTTCCTTGATTGGCTCAGCAGTGGGAAGGGCGAGATTGCGCTTGCAGGCATCGCAGGCTCCGCCGTGTCGGTGGCGATGGAATGGAACGGGATCGTTTCTGGCTTCCGTCGCCTGTTCGTCGGCGCAGTCACGGCCTACTTCATGGCACCTCTTGGCGTTCCCTTGTTTCAATGGGCGCTGGGGCATCTGGAAGTGCCTGGGGAACAAGCAGCCGGTGTCGGCGGTTTCATCATGGGAATCGGCGGGGTGATCATCATTGAAATCATCCTGAAGGCGTTCCGCCTGCGGAGCGCCGAGCTTGGCCAAGTGACGGACCGCAGACGGAGGCGCCGGCATGACGAAGCTTAGGCCAAGGCACATTACGGAAGCGGCAAAGCCGCAGGGGAGGGTGCTCGCCGTTGCCCTCCTCATCTGCGTAGTCTGGATCGCGATCGCGATGCACTAGGCCGCCGCCTTCTTCGGCCGCCGGTAGTTTTCAGGGTTGAGGATTTTTCGCGGCCCGCTCAGCAGCTCTTGAGCGCTGGGCGCTCCTTCCATGATGAGATCAGCCCATTCCTGCGCCAGCTCCTTGCGGCGTTGCAGGTAGAGCGATCGGTTATAGGCCGCTTCCACCTTATCCTTCGGCACGTGCGCGAGCATGAAATCGATGACTGCGCGGTCAGCGGGGAATCGTTCGTTCATGATGGTGCTGAAGGTCGAACGGAAGCCGTGGGGGACTTGGCGCTGATAGTAGCCAGCACGGTTCAGAAGGTAACCCAGCGCGTTCTCGCTCATCGGCTTCATGGGCTTTCGGGCGTTGGGGAATACGTAGGGCCCCCGGCCGGTCAGTTCCCGCAATACGCTGATGGTCTCGAGCGCCTGTTGCGACAGCGGGATGAAATGATCGCGGTTCTCGTCATCCTTGAATTTCTTCTTCAGCTTCATGCGCGCTGCCGGGATCGTCCAAACCGGGTCGTTGGGGTCAACCTCGTCGAACTCGCTCCACGGGGTAGTCGAGAATGGTCCTGGACGAGCTGCAGTGAGGGCTAGCAGGCGAATGCCTAGCTTCGTGATAGGGTGGGCGGGCGTGCTCTCGACCGCTCGCAGCATCTTCAGCGCTTCCTCGAGCTTGGTAATGGCCGGTTGCCGTCCCTTGGTCAGCGGCGCCATCGCCTGGGCGACGACGGCGGCAGGGTCCGAGCTGGCGCGGCCGGACGCGATCCCATAGACAAAGACCGCCGACATCCGCTGCCGCAGTCTGCGCGCCGTCTCCTTGGCGCCGCGCTGCTCGACCAGGCGCAACGTCGCCAGGACCAGTTGTTCATTGATGTCCCTGATCGGGAGCGAGCCGAGGGCAGGGAATATGTCACTCTCGAGCGAGCCGATGACGTCAGCCGAATGCCGCTCCGCCCACATGGGTACTTGGTGCTGATGCCATTCGCGGGCGATCACTTCGAACGTCTCGCCCGTACGCTGCTGCCCCACAAGCTTTTCGATCTTCTTCACGGTGCCGGGATGGCGTCCTTCTTTCAGCAGCCGCTTTGCATCATCGCGAGCGTTGCGCGCGTCGCTCAAGGACACATCCGGGTAGTTGCCTATGATGAGGGTTTGCTCTTTCCCATCGTAACGATAGCGGAGCCGCCAGACCTTCGCGCCGGCTGTCGTGACGAAAAGATAAAGACCACCGGTGTCGGCGATCCGGTAGGCCTTTTCCTTTTTTCCGGCTTTTCGGAGTTGAACGTCTGTAAGTCCAGCCATAGCGGCGTCTTGCCCCCTGAAACGCGATGCCCACACTTCGCCGAGAAGATGCCCGCAGAAATGCCCACAAATGCGTGGGCATAGGCGCTACTCGATGCGAATGTATGCGAACAGAGGACACCCAAAAAGCCCGGATATCAAGGGCTAAAGCGAAGATATGCAACGCTATGAGAAGGGGAATTGGCGGAAGAGGTGGGATTCGAACCCACGGTACGGTTTCCCGCACGCCGGTTTTCAAGACCGGTTCCTTAAACCACTCGGACACTCTTCCATGCAGTT